AAAGATAGGTTCAAGCGGAAATTACGCAAAGATAGGTTCAAGTGGAGATTCCGCACAGATAGGTTCAAGCGGAAATTACGCAAAGATAGGTTCAAGTGGAGATTCCGCACAGATAGGTTCAAGTGGAGATTCCGCAAAGATAACATCCAAGGGTAAACATTCAGTTGTTATGGCAGCAGGGTATCAGTCGCAGGCAAAAGCTAAAAAAGGTAGCTGGATAACACTTGCTGAATGGGTAAGAACGGATGATGAAGATAAAAAAGGCTTCTGCATTTGGATTCCTAAATGCGTTAAGACCGAATACGTTGACGGAGAGCGTATCAAGGAAGATACATTCTATAAACTGGTAGATGGCGAATTTAAAGAAGTGGAGGAAAACTAATTATGGCAGAAACAACAGCAGTGGCAGAAAAGAAAGCATTTACAACATCATTAAGTGAATGGAGTAATGCTATGACAGGTCTTATTATTGACGATTATAAGGCTTGCGGAATGGATATGGACGATTACGCTAAAGAGTGTGCTATGGAAGCCATGACAAGCATTTTTAACCTTGTTAAGAGCAATCCTAAGGTTAATATGTGTAGCCTTGATACAAGCAATTTGAGAGGCATTGTTAAGCGTTGCGCAAGCCTTAAACTTAACGCAAGCGCATATCCGAGAGAATGTTATTTTCAGTTGAGGAATGTGAACATCGGAAAAGATGCCGACGGAAAAGAAATTTGGCAGCAGCAGGTCGAAATGGGCATTGAGGGAAGCGGTTACGACTCTTTGCTTGCCAACTATGGAAAAGATGTTAAACAGGTATATCCATATTGGGTAATTAAAGAGGGCGACAAGTACATACCGCCTAAGCATAAAGGACTTACAGTTACGGAGCCAGAGTGGGAAGAAAACGGATTATCTGACAAGGCGGTAAGGGTTGTATATCCTGTTAAGTTGTTAGATGGAACAGTAACATATCTTTCTGCTGATAGAGACAGCGTTAAGGTAAACCTCTTATCTCACGTAAAGCAGAATATGTTGAATGCTACATTTGGAATTATTACAGGTACTAAAAAACAGTATGGGAAAGAAGTTGCAAGAACTAGATATGATGCAACGCCGGAAGAAAAGGCAAAAATTAAAGAGAAAAAGGAAGAAGTTCTCAATTCCTTAAGAGCGTGCAAGACAGTAGATGAAATGCTTGAATGTGAGCTTGCTAGACCGTTCATCAGCGATGCTTGGCTTGACACGCCAGAGAGCATGATTCAAAGAAAAATGTGCAACAACGCTACAAGAAAATACCCTAAGAACTATGACCCTATGGCAAGACAGGCACAGATTGAAATGGATGAGGTATATCAAGTTGCACAGGCTGAAATTGCTGAAAATGCTAATACTGTTGAATTTATAGAAGATAAGGCAGATGCAGTTGACACCACGGCAACAGAAGCAACCGAAGAACAGACAGAAGGCAGCACATTGCCACCATTTATGCAGGAGTAGCCTATGAATAATCCATGTAGAAAATGTGAGTTTTGCTTTGCCTATAAAAATCGACACTATCCTTCATATAACGAGGCTTGTAGATTATGCGATAAGCGTAAGAAGTATGAGGAATACAAGTTAAGCAAGCGAATGTTTGTGGCAGGAGATGTAATTACTACTCTTGGCGAATTATTAGAGCAGGAATGGGTTGTATGGCAAGGAATGACAAAGCATATAGAAGTTATAAAACATCTTCAGTTTAAATGCGTTATAGGATTGATTGAGGGCGGATATTTGAGAAAAGCTGTCAGAAAGGAGTTCTATGAGAATAATTAGTCAAGATGGAACAATAGATGTTCCTTATGAAATGGTAGCTATTCAGAGATTCAGAAATGCTATTTATTTTTTGAACCGTAATTTAACAGGAGTAGAAAAACTGATTAATGACATTACGTTGGCTGAATATTCCACCGAAGCAAAGGCAATTAAGGCTATGGAAATGCTTAGAGAAGCATATGCTGGAAAGCAAATATTAAATATAGATGAACTTCCTAGCTTAACACCACGGGGTTTCAGAGGAAAATTAGAAACTGGCGATATTTTGCTTTGCAATAAACCAAGCGTAGATGTCAGTTTTTCAAACAATTACTGTTTCCATTTCCCGAAAGATGATGAGGTGGAAGTATGACGGATTTAGTTAAATGGAAAGTCGAGGGCATTAAGGATGCGGCTTCAAGAAGCTATTAAGCAAAATCCGTACTGCGAAGACAAAGGAAGCATAGGTGCTTACATAAGGTATCTTAGATACAATGTTGATAATTGGTACTGCAAACAATCTGCTGAACTAAGACCTATTGTCGTGGAAATAATAAAAAAACAAGGAGGAACTGAATGATGCAGCTCAAATGCTTGGCAAGTGGTAGTAGTGGCAACTGCTATCTGTTGCAGGCAGATAACAGAGAAACACTTATCCTTGATTGCGGAATACCGATTAAGGAGATTAAGAAAGGTTTAGATTGGAACATTAAAGGTATTGTGGGTGTGTTATGCACCCATAAACACCTTGACCACAGCAAGTCGGTAAAAGATTTTGAAACTATGGGAATACGAATATCCACCCCACATATACAATACGCAAAGCATGAGGGCATGCATCGTTATCATACGATACCATTTGGCAGTTTTAAAGCTAAGGCGTTTGACCTAACAACAGTAGATGGCAGATGGACACATACAGACGCAAATGGCGAACCTTGCCCGATATATGGCTTTCTGATAACCCACAAGGAAATGGGGAGAATGCTTTACATAACGGATTGTGAAGTTATTAAGTGGAAATTTAAGGACATAAACCACATTCTCTTAGGTGTGAACTATGACAAGGGTTTAGTTGACACCGACAATCCGAAGGCTGATCACGTTTTCAGAGGTCATTTATCCATTGACACAGCTTGCGATTTTGTTAAGGCTAACGATTCAGACAGCCTACAGAATGTCATAATGTGCCATTTATCAAGTGAAAATGCTGATAAGGATAGTTTTATTGCCAAGATGAAAAATGCCGTAAATGGGGCGAATGTAGATATTGCAGAACAGGGTAAGAGTTGGATTTTAAGGAAAGGAGATGAATGCCCGTTTTGAGAATAGAAAAGCTAATTGAATTTCTAAAGGCACATTTTGAAAGTGGAATACAAATGTTTGATACACCGTCAATTATGCCAGATTTCCGAATGCCTATTTATGATAAGGATGACATACTTGTATTGTTTGCACCTGAATATGAATATATCGAGATATACGGCATTTCTGATAAGGAGTTTAAACGAGTTATGAAAGAGGCAGGCGGTTATTAAAATGTGTGTCCGTTTTAGAAAGGAGATTATATGAGTTATAGTAGCTTATATGGAATTAAAGCTGATTATACAGGCGAAATACTTTGTGAGTATGAAAATTCTTGGTGGTTTAGTCCTGTTGTATGGGGAGTGCTTTCGGACAAGACACTCCCTAAAGTTATGGGATATATTCAAAGTGTTACTGGAATGCACGGTGTAGATGTTTGGAAGAAAATAAATACAAAAATGAACAATTCCACAAATACATCAGACCGAATTTGCTGGGAATTAAGCAATCAGCAGATTTTCTTTACAAAAGACAAAGATTGTATTGCTTACAATATCCGCAAATTTGTTGAGCAGAATAAGGACTATGATAAATCTGATGAAGATAATTTATCAGTGTTAGAAAGAGAACATATTATTGAAAGATTTAACGAAATTGCAGATGACATATTCGCTTTAGACGAGAAAGAATATCCTTATTTTGTTTTTAAGAATACTTCTGTTGATGATAATGTGGAATCTTGGTTCAGTGTTTACGATGAAGAAACAGATGATTATGTTGATAAATCAATAAAAGATTGGGATAAGTTCTTAGCGGAATTTGTAATCATTGAAAATGAACAAATCAAGAATTTCATTTCAAATAGAGACTTTCAATATTAAATTTCGAGGTACAGCGAACAATTAAGGAAATTATTACCCTGTGTGGTAGAAAGGAGCAGTAATGGAGAGATTAACAAAGACTTACTCAGATGGAACACACGGAGCTTCTGATAGCTTACCTTGCGGAGAAAACAGTTACGATTATAAGAATTTGCTGATAGAAAGATTAGGCAAATATGAGGACTTAGAGGAACAGGGCAGGCTTCTGAAACTGCCTTGTAAGGTAGGAGATACAGTTTACGTAGATAACACAATACTCCCAATAGAGGATATGGAGTGTTACGAGGACATTGATAATAAGATTCCATTATATTTTCCGGCACGAGTTGTTTCGTTCCGCTTTGCAAAAAGAAACTGGATGAAGATTGCTGTTAAGGCAAAATGGTTACATGAATGGATTGACGATGAGACCGGACCAGAAAGCGATTACATAGAGTGTGAGAAAAATTTTACAATCTTATTGTCAATGATTGGCAAAACAGTATTCCTCGCAAAATCCGAAGCCGAAGCAAAACTGAAAGAATTGAGAGGTAACAATGAATAAGAGAAAATCAATATCTAAAAGTACAAGAACATCTGTATATCTCATGTATAACGGGCATTGTGCTTATTGTGGCACAGAAATAGATTGCAAAGATATGCAGGTAGACCATGCAACACCACTTAGGATAGGTGGAACAGACGACATTTCAAATTACATGCCAGCTTGTAGGAGCTGCAATCACTATAAAGCCACTTTAGATGTCGAGGGATTTAGAAAGTATCTTTCAGAAATACATAAAAGGCTTATGCGTGACAGCATACCTTATCAAGTGGCGGAGCGGTTTGGAATCGTTAAGTATGTGTCTGACGATGTAAAATTCTATTTCGAAGAATTGAGAGGTGGAGAATAATGGAGATTAAGATTAATATACCCAATAATTTTACAGATGATTATATCGGGGATAAATTTAAAGATTTCTTTTCAAGGGTAATGGTTGATATTACAGGATATGGTGCATGCGGAATATACGAGAAAGAAATAGCTGAAATGTTTCTTAAAGCGTTTGACGAAAGCACAGAAATCAATAACACCTGCAACTGCCAACACAACAGCAATCCAAGAGATAATGAGCCTTGTTGCAGATGTGACAACAGAATGACTAATGCCGACAGAATAAGAAATATGTCAGATGAAGAGTTAGCAGAATTTCTTGTCGGATTTAAAAACACATTCGGCGAGGAATACGAGGGAGAAGCTAGTTGTATGGAGTGGCTTCAATCAGAAGCAGAATAGAAGAAAATATGGATAGATATTTGTACAAGGCAAAAAGACTTGATAACGGAGAATGGGTTACAGGCTCTCTACTCACTTGTGAAGATGGAACATGCAAGATTGCAACAAGTTTGTTAGAGGTCAAAACCAATGGACCAATACTTGTATGTGCTTATGATGTGGATAGAGATACCATCTGCCAATGCACAGGTTTAAGAGACAAGAATGGTAATCTGATTTGGGAGAATGATATTCTCCATAATGGAAATTATTTCGTCGTTAAATGGAATGAATCTTGTTCAAGATTTGACATTGTATTAAATAATTCAAATAACATTCCAATAGGAAAATGGGAGCCAATGATTTGTGATTGGAAAACCAGTGATTTTAAAGAATATAGAAAAGCCGTTGACTATGAGGTTATCGGCAATGTGTTTGACAATCCAGAGTTGTTAGAAAGAGAGAAAAAGTAATGAACTATATTTTATTAATTTTATTATTTGTACTCATTGAGTTAGGTATCTCTTTGGTAGAAAGCTTTGTTATATCATGGATAGCTTGTATATTAGGTATTAACATAGCATTTAAGATAATTTTATTTGTGGTATTTATTGTAAATTTGTTTTTGTCTGTAAAAAGAAATTAAGGAGGAAAAGTAATGAATCGTGTAATCCTATGTGGGAGACTGACTAAACAGCCAGAGATTAGATATTCACAGACAGCAAGTGGAAGTATGGCAGTAGCAAGATACACATTAGCTGTTGACAGAGCTTTTAAGAAAGAGGGCGAACAGGCAGCAGACTTTATTAATTGTATTGCATTTGGCAAGAACGGAGAGTTTGCAGAGAAGTATTTGCACCAGGGAACTAAGATTATCGTTGAGGGTAGATGGCAGACAGGCAACTATACTAACAAGGACGGACAGAAAGTCTACACTAATGATTGTGTTGTTAAAAGACACGAGTTCTGCGAAAGCCGTGCTAATCAGCAGAGCAACAATAATGGAATTATGGGCGGTAACAGCAGTAATGACAGCTTTATGGCTATTCCAGATGGCGTAGCTGACGAGGGTCTACCATTTAATTAAGAGGTACAATTATGGATTATAAGAAGTTAAGGCAGGCAAAAGCTATAGAATCAGAGAATCGAAAGCGACTTCTAAAGATAAATCCAAAGCTGAATGACAAAAGTGGAATATATTTTTTGACAAGAACTGACGAAAACAATATCTCATATTTTTATATAGGACAGGCGGTTAGGATTACACAGAGGATGTGCGGACACCTTGTAGGGTATCAGCACATAGACCTATCCCTTAAAAAAAGGGGCTTTTATAGTGATGATAACCCTTATGGGTGGAAACTTAATTTTATCAACTATCCCGAATCCGAACTAGACAAATGGGAACAGTACTGGATTTTGGAGTACACCAAAAAAGGTTATCAATGCAGATACAACAAGACAGCGGGCGGTCAAGGAGATGGTAAAGAAAAGATAAATGAGTTTAAGCCCTCTAAAGGTTATCGTGACGGTATACAACAGGGCAGAAAGAACCTTGCAAGGGAATTATCTAATATAGCAGAAAAGCACCTTAAAATCGAAATCAGAGCGGATAAGGCTAACAATAAGGTGTCGCAGAAGCAGTATGAGAAATTTTTGAGTTTGTTGAAAGTAGGTGAAAGCGAATGACGAGTGCAGAAGAATATTTATCTAAAGCGAATGATGAGTATAAAAAGGGCGAAGAATATAGAGAACTTGCCAATAAACACTTTAATAATTACGCAGAACTCATGGCAATATACAGAATAGAAAGCGTAAACAGAGTTCTTGACTTTATAAGGGATGAATATAGAGCAGGAAGAATTTGCGACCTTGAAACATTATTATGTCATTGTCAAAACAAGCTGAACGGAAATATTGACGGAACAGAATTAGACCTTGACGGACATTTGAGAGGTGTTCCTTTTGAGAAAGTGGGTGAGAGTAATGCTGATACCAACAGTTAAAGCTAAAGAGTTTGAGAAGTTTGGCTTTAAGAAATGCAAGGGCGTATATGGTAAGCATGGTTGTTATTATCTTTGCATTGCCAATGGCATAAAAATGCTTCTTGTAAGCGATGTGTATTTTGGCGTTAATGACTGGGATGATAACGACCCAAGAATCCACAAAGACGCAAATTGCAGATACAGAGACAATAGAACTTACCTTGATATTATCTACGAGTTAATCAAGGCAGATATGCTTAAAAGTGATTGTACGAAAGTGGGTGGTAACGATGAAGATTGAAACTACTGATATTGAAGTTCAGGATTATGTCAAGAAGCTCGTGAACGTAGTTGCTAAGACAATGGTTGATTCATTTGAAAATCTGACTATCGAAGATGTAAATATGTTTAAGTTGGGCTACAACAAGGCTGTTGATGACACTATAAAAGCTATCAAGGAAGAATATGCTTTTACAATCTTAGAGGAAGAAAAGATTGACGAAATAGTAGAACAGTTGAAAGGAGCAAAGTAGAATGAAGATTTTAAGTAAGAAGAAATACAATAAACTCATTGAAGATTTTGAGGAATTGCAGAAAAAGGTCGATGAACTCAAAAGAATAAATGAAAGCCTCGGGAAAAAGCTAGAAGATAAAAAGACAAGTCGCAAAATGAATAGTGGAAAGGACTTCTGCTTTAATTGTGCAAATTCCTACAGATACAAGACATATTGGGATTGCACAGAAGTTGAGCGGTGTGGTTGCTTACTTGATGTTCCTTGCGAGAGCTTCAAAAGAAAAGAAAGCGAGTGATTTAGAGTGAAAAGAAATGATTGCATAGAGGTATTAGACCACTTAAAAGAAAAGCTGAAAGAAAAAGATATAATTGCTGTACAGGATAGTGAAGACGATTATAAATGTCCTGTATGCGGTCAGATTTTTACAGGAGAAGATATTATTAAATACTCTTACAAGTGGTGCTATAACTGCGGTCAGAGAGTAGATTTTACTCTTCCGAGAAACAGATTTAACTAACTAAAAATCAAAGAAAGGAATAGGTTGTGCGCACATAAAACCGAGGTTTCCTTTTGGTGATGAAATGAATAAAAAGAAAATTAAATGCGAGATATATCGTGATTCTATGCAGAATTATAAGAAATATGCAATACCGCCAGCACAGCTGATTATTGCTGATGTGCCATATAATGTTGGCACTAACTTTTATGGTAGTAACCCTATGTGGTACAACGGCGGCGACAATAAGAATGGAGAAAGCAAATTCGCAAAAAAGGCGGCATTTAACTCTGACTTTAACTTTAATCTGTATGAATACTTCCATTTTTGTTCAAAGATGTTGAAGAAAGAGGACAAAAAGAATGTTGCTAGGGGCAGAAGTAGTAATAGTCCTTGTATGATTGTGTTTTGTGCATTTGAACAGTTACAGACACTTATTGCGGCGGCGAATAAACACGGATTTGTGCACTATATACCGCTTGTGTTTTGCAAGAATTACAGTCCACAGGTACTTAAAGCAAATATGCGTATAGTTGGTGCTACAGAATATGCACTTGTACTTTACAGAGATAAACTCCCTAAGTTTAGAAACGGCTTACAGGTTGATGAAAACGGAAAAAATATCAGAGGTACAGGACATATGGTATTTAACTGGTTTACCTGGGATAAAGACAGTAAAGATATTCCTAAAATTCATCCTGCACAAAAGCCTGTGTCGGTATTAAAGAAACTGATTGAGATTTTTACAGACGAGGGAGATGTAGTAATTGACCCTTGCTGTGGAAGTGGTAGCACACTTAGAGCCGCACACGAATTAGGCAGAAGTGCATACGGATTTGAGATTGACAGAAACTTTTACGAGCGTGCTAAAAATGAAATGCTTGTGTTTCCGAAAGACCCGCAAATGAATATTGAGGATTTTATCGGAGGTGTGGAATGACACAGATGAACCTGTTCGACTATTTGCGAGAGCCTATCAGCATAACAAAGCCTATCCGATTGATAGAGTTGTTCGCAGGTTACGGCAGTCAGGCAATGGCATTAAAGAGAATAGGCGCTAAATTTGAACATTACAGAGTTGTGGAGTTTGATAAGTACGCTATTGCAAGCTATAACGCAGTTCATGGCACAGATTTTCCTACAATGGATATAACAAAAGTACACGCTGATGACTTAAATATTGTTGATGCAGACAAGTATTGCTATATAACGACATACTCATTTCCTTGTACTGACCTATCCGTAGCGGGCAAACAAGCCGGAATGTCTAAGGGAAGTGGTACAAGAAGCGGTCTACTGTGGGAAGTTGAGAGAATACTAACAGAAATCAGAGATAGCAAGGGAGAATTACCGCAGATATTGTTTATGGAGAATGTGCCACAGGTACATAGTCAGGATAATATGCCCGACTTTAGAAAGTGGCTAGATTTCCTTGAAAGCCTAGGTTACACAAATTACTATCAAGACTTAAATGCTAAAAATTACGGTGTAGCACAAAATCGTGAAAGATGTTTTATGTTTTCATTCCTGGGTGAGTACAATTACCATTTTCCACAGCCTATACCACTCAAAAAGAAGTTGAAAGACTATCTTGAGGATAATGTAGATGAAAAGTATTACATCAACAATGAAAAGGCTCAAAAGCTTATTCAGACGCTAATTGACAATGGCACATTACCAGATACAATCCCTAGCAGAGCAGAGCAGAGCAGAGCAGAGCAGAGCAGAGCAGAACAGACTTGCGTTGACGGAACAATCAATAAGCCACAACAGAGAGAAGTTGCAAACTGTATCAAAGCAAGATACGACTGCGGAATATCAAACTTGCGGTCAGACGGAAACCTTGTTGTTAAGCAATCAAGCAACGCAGATTGAAAAGCAAATTGATATTGCAACAACTCTTATGGCGAGGGATTATAAAGGTTTTGGGAATCAATCTATGAATGGAGTAATTGAATGGAAGTATTAGGAAGCATATATACAGAAGTTTCAGACAGATTTCAAAAAGGCATTATCGGGGGGTATTTCCCGGTGTGTAAAAGCTGAAAAACACGATTTAGGAGTAATTATGGCAGATGTAAATGTAATAGGCTCTCTTGAAGCAAAATTTGAGAGTACCAACAGAATTTATGATGTGGGGGGGTGTAGTCCAACATTGAGTACAATGCAAGGTGGCGGTCAAGAGCCGAAAATCCTTGAAAGTCAGATAGTTGCAATGCGTGGCAGAAATCCCGATAATCCGTCCGACAGGTCCGCTGGTAGCCCAACAGAACAAAGGTTAGAGGTAAATACGCAAGGCACAAGTAATTGCCTAACAAGTGTTCAAAAGGATAATCTTGTAATGGAAAATGTGATTGCAATAGACGAACAAAACATGAGTGCAAAATCAGACGTTTTCGGAACACTCACAACTGACGGAAGTAGTCCAAAGCACAATAACAGAGTTGCAATTAAGCAGAACACAACAGGCAAATATATTTGTCCTAAATACCGCATACGAAAATTAACGCCAAGAGAATGTGGCAGGCTTATGGGAGTATCGGACGAGGACATATCCAAAATGGCAGCAGTAAACAGCAACACGCAACTATACAAGCAGTTTGGAAACAGTATAGTTGTAGATGTTATGTGTGCTATGTTTAAGAATTTGAATATCAAGCAAGGAGATTAACTATGACAGACGATACAAAACAGGAAATACAAATAGTCCTTGACTTGCTAAAAGGTAGCCTTACAAGAAATGGTGTAAGTATGGCAACGGACAGAGAGGGCAACTTGATGTTCTTTGATACATCTGTCTATGTCAGGAGCAAAGGCAAGGAGCTTGACGGATTTAGGGTTAATATTAACGATTTAGTGAAGTAACAATGTGACAGAACTTGAAGAGGTAATTATGACAGGCAATTTTATTAAAATTGACAGAAAGATTTTAAAGTGGGAATGGTGGAGCGATATTAATACATTCAGACTTTTTATGTATATGTTGATAAGTGCCTATTGGAAAGACGGAAATTATAAAGGCAAGATAATTGAAAGAGGGTCTTTCCCCTCTTCAATATCTGAATTATCAAAAGAAACTAATTTGTCTGTAATGGAAATTCGCACCTCGCTAAAACACTTACAATTAACAGGCGAAATAACAAGCAAAGCAACAAACAAATTCACGATATTTACTGTGGTTAACTACAATTTGTATCAAACGGATAACAAGCAAGACAACAAACAAATAACAAGCAACTTAACAAACAATCAACAAACAGATAACATTCTATTAACAAACTCTATATTAAAAGAAAGTAAGAATGAAAGAACGGAAGAAATTAAAAAAGACAAGAATATAGAAAAAGATATTGATAAATCAATATCCAAAAAGAAAAGCTATTATCCCAATGATGAATTGCTTGATGAAGCATTTAACGAATATGTGACAATGCGCAAGAGAATTAAGAAGCCTCTATGCACCGACAAGGCATTTCATAGGGCTATGAATACTCTTGAAAAGCTATCAGGCGGAGACAATGATTTGGCAGTTAAAATTCTTAATCAATCCGTAGACCATTGTTGGCAAGGACTGTTTGAGTTAAAAAGCGACAGTAAGCAAGATAGGCAGGGATTTGGCAATGGCATTGATTGGAGTAAAGTGTAAAGGAGCGTGATAACGATTGACAAGAGAAGAAACGGTTGAAATAATTCATATCATTTGTGATTGCTACCCGAATTTCAAACCTGAAGACTTATCAAGGACAATTGATGCGTGGCAAGTGATGTTAGAAGAATATAGTTGCGAGCAAGTGGCTGCTGCTTTAAAAGCATATATTACATCTAATACAAGCGGATTCGCACCAAGCGTGGGAGAAATCGTTGCTAAAATACAACTTGTATCACAGCCACAAGAACTTGACGGAATGACGGCGTGGGGATTAGTTAGCAAGGCTTTAAGGAATGGTACTTATGGGGCGGTTGAAGAATTTAAAAAACTACCGCCACTTGTCAGGCAGGCGGTTGGTATGCCAGATAACCTTAAAAACTGGGCGACAGCAGATTATCAGACGATAGAAACAGTAATACAATCAAATTTTCTAAGAACTTACGAAACAGTTGTTAAGCGTGCGAATGAAATAAATCGTATGCCAGACAGTATCAAATCACTTATTGAGAAAACGAACGTAAATTCGTACAAGGTTCAAATCGAGCAAAAATTCCAAAGAGATATAAATGCACTTACAATTGAAGAAAAAGCCGTTAATGACGAAAATACAAAGTCAGAAAATTATTGTGAAGCACCTCAAGATATTCAAGATAGAATTGACAGAATGAGAGGTTGATTTTAGTGGAAGCAACGCCAATTAGTCCACAAATGAGAATGTACTATAAGCGGAAAGAGGCAGGATTATGCGTTGAATGTGGGAAGCCACTTAATGGAGAAAAACTTAAATGCAGAGATTGCCGAGAAAGAATTAACGCAAACAGGAAAGAACTTGTGCACTGGTATCAAGATAATGGCATATGCCCTGAATGTCGGCAGAATAACCTTATGGGAGATGAAAGGGTTTGCCTTGAATGTTCTGCAAAGAGATATTCTCAAAGAATCGCTAGATACAATATTAACCCCGAAGAGTTCAAGGCAAGAGATAGGCTTGAACAGAAGAAAATCAGAACAAGACGAGCCGAAAAGGGAATGTGTGTTAAATGTGGTAAAGTTGAGGCAGATGATGGGTATAAAACTTGTACAAAATGCCGCATTAAAGCAAGGGATATGAAACGTAATAAGCAAAAAGATTGTAAGGTTGAACAACAACGAGAATGGGTTACCAATGGCAGATGTTGGTTATGTGGCAAGCCTGCATTTAATCATACTAAATTATGTAAAATACATTACAATAAATCCCTTGAATATGTCAGAAAAAGTGTAGAAGTGAGGCGTAAAAATGAGCAAGCTAGAGCAAAAAAGATTTCAAGAACAAATGATGAGAGTTCAATTAAACAGGCAGAAGAATAAAGAAAATAAAGAAATGTTTGGTAATGCCTTAACAATTCTGCTATGGGTGCTACATGACAAGTTCGGATTCGGTAATAAGCGATTGGAGCGGCTTATTGACGAAATCAATAAATTTAATGAAGATTTCAATGCAGGACTTATAGACCCGAAAGAGCTTATTGAACAGCTGGAAGAAGAAACGAAAATTAAAATTAAATATTAAGGAGAATGGCTTTATGAAATTTTCAGATTTTACAAAGCCAGAACTTGAAAAAATAATTGAAAATGCCAATTTTACCGAGGAAGAAGTGAGAATATTTATGCTTCTTTCTCGGAATTTTGCACAAAAGGAGATAGCACACAGATTGTCAATGTCTACAAGAACATTAGAAAGACGGGTGAGGAATATTAAGAATAAGATTGAGAGGGTGGTAAATGAGTGGAACTAACAGACAAGGAATTGTTGAATTATGTACTAGAGAATGGTATTATCTCTCGTGACGATGTTCAAAAACAAATTGAAATGAACGAAAGGAAAAAATATTTAAAAGCACACAATAATGAAATCTGGCAAGGAAAGGATAAAAAGTGGTATACATACTTGCCAGACGAAAGCACATCAAGCGGCAGAAAGCTGCTAAAGCGTTCAACGCAAGAGTCTCTTGAAGATGGAATTGTGGAACACTACAAGAAACTTGCTAATGAACCTTTAGTTAAGGCTGTATTCAAGGAATGGGTAGACCAAAAACTTGAATATCACGAAATCAAGAAGCAATCATATGATAAGTATAATGATAACTTTGCCAGATTTTTCACTAATGAAGCATATCACATGGCAGATAAGAAAATCAAGTACATTACAGAAGATGACTTAGAATGCTTTATTAAGACTGTTATTGCCGAATGTAAGCTTACACATAAGGCATATTCTGATATGCGAATCCTTATTAATGGCATTTTTAAATATGCCAAGAAAAAGGGGTATACTAATCTAAGTATCACACAATTTATGGGAGACTTGGATTTATCACGCAGAGCTTTTACTAAAAATGTGAAAAAGAAAGAGGAACAGGTGTATTTCGAGGATGAAATTCCAAGAATCACAGAATACCTATGGCAACGATATGATATAAGGAGCCTGGGATTATTACTTATGTTTGAGTGTGGAATGAGAGCTGGCGAGTTATCATCACTTAAGTTTTCTGATATTCACAACACTGTACTGAAAGATGGAACTATTAAGCATTATATTTCTATACAAAGAACAGAAATTAAGGTCAGAGATGAAAATGGGAAATGGGCTAAGATAGTAAGCGACTATCCTAAATCTGACGCAGGATTAAGAGATATAATTATTCCAGATAAAGCTGTAAATACTGTTAAGGCAATTCGCAGATTAAATCCTTTTGGAACTTATATGTTTGAAGAAAAGGGAGAGCGTATAAAGGAACAAGCATTTAACAGAAAGTTGCATAAGATATGCAAGGCACTAGACATTAATTATCGTTCCACGCACAAAGTCCGCCGGGCATACAGTGTTGCATTGTATGATAATTGCGTGAGTGACACTGTTATAACAGAAATGATGGGGCATACAAGCATTGAGACAACAAGAAAATATTACATTTACAGTAATAAGACTGATAGAACTAAGATTGAGCAAGTTAATAATGCTATCAATTATTAGGATTTTGATTACAAAGTAATCAAAGTAATCAAGGCACAAAGCCAGAAGCCCAGTAATAGAGCGGAATAAGGAAGTAGTCAATGCAGTTCGATTCTCTCATCCCCTGCTATTTTTTCAAGGAGAAGAAACACTGCAAACCCGCATAAACACTGAATGAAAGGAGATTTTTTGAACATCGTCTTTTTGCAAGAAAATAAAGAGGTAATCAAGAAAGTAATCATAGAAGTTTAGCAAACGCCGTAAGGGCGTTATTTTTTTACTTTAAAATGGCGGATAACTGTCTAATTTATGGCGGTTAATCCGTCTTTTTTTATGCCAAAATATAATCAGAAAGAGAGGTAGTGCGAATGTTTTCAGATGAAGTTAGAGAAAAGATTTTAAGCAAAGAAGAATTACAGAAACTTGATTTAGTGACATTATCTCTTGTTATCCACGCAATTGAAGAGGTTTTAGAGGAGGCAGACAATGAACAATCCTTATCAAGTGCCTATGATGAATAATTCTTATATGCAATCTCAAAATCCATATATGGATAGAATGAACTTTTTACAAAATTATCAGCAGAGCTTACAACAGCCAGTGGCAGGGACACAAATGTCCTTAGCAAATCAACAGGCTATGCCACAGCAGATAGCAGGCATTAATGGAAGAATAGTGCAGGCGGTTGAAAATATTAATGCTAACGAGGTCCCTATGGATGGCTCAATGGCATTCTTTCCGAAACAGGATATGTCGGAAATCTATGTTAAAGGTTGGAACGCTAACGGAACTATCAACACGATTGTGTATAAGCCTTATACAGCCCCTAAAGATAATCAGACAGTAAATTCTATGGCTAATACAGAGAACGCTAAATTTACCCTATCAGACGAAAGCACACAGCTATTTCTGAATAAGTTTGAAGAGTTATCAGAGAAGATAGGGCAGTTAGAAGATAGATTTGATAAATCTTTAGGAACGCAAAGAAAAACTTCACGAACACAGAGCAAGGGCGGTGATGAAGAATGAATCCAATTAACATTTTTCAAATGATGAGAGGTGGTCCTCAACAATTTTTGCAGCAGATAGCGAACAATAATCAGCTTATGAGCAACCCAATGATGAAAAATACGATACAAATGGCGCAGCAAGGCAATATGCAAGGCATTGAACAAATGGCTAGAAATTTATGTAAGGAAAAAGGATTAAATGCAGATGATGTATTTAATCAGATAAAAAGCAGATTTAATAATTAATAGCATATTAGATGTCTTTGCAAATTACCTGGGTGACATCTTTATGAATAAATTAATGGAGGTAACTAATATGTTTAATTCAAATTGTGCCAGTGTGCCACTTGTTGCAAATATTGATGGCAACAGTAATAACAATGGCTGGGGAGATGGCGGATGGCTTTGGTTCATTGTTGTAATCTTTGCAATATTTGGTGGCTGGGGCGGTGGCTTTGGCGGATTTGGCGGTAATGGTGGAGCATTACAGGGATATGCGACACAGGCTGACATTCAGAGAGGCTTCGATAATTCAGCGGTTATCAGCAAGTTAGATGGCATTTCCAACGGACTTTGCGACGGCTTTTATGCTATGAACAACAGTATGCTCACAGGCTTTAATGGCATAAATACAAACATTATGCAGACAGGCTACGGCATCCAGCAGGCTATTAACGCTGATACAGTCGCTAATATGCAGAATACCAATGCTTTACAGTCACAGCTTGCTAACTGTTGCTGTGAGACAAGAGAAGCTATTCAGGGTGTAAACTACAATATGGCAACTAACACCTGTGCTTTGCAGAACACAATGAATAATAATACAAGAGATATTATCGACAGCCAGAACGCAGGAACAAGAGCTATCCTTGATTTCCTGACTAACGACAAGATTGCAACATTACAGGCAGAGAATAATGATTTACGCAGAGCTGCTTCGCAGGATAGACAGAATGCACTTCTGACTACCACAATGGCAGCACAGACAAATCAGATAATCGACGCTGTAAGACCTACACCGGTTCCATCATTCCCAGCAAGCAACCTTTACGGATATGCTTACGGATGTGGATGCAATACAGGTTGTGGTTGCTAAACAACTGAATAATCAAGTATCTTAATCAAATTTGCTCGGTTTAATTCTTGGTTTAACTCGGTTTAATTCAATTTAACTTGATTTAACTCAATTTAATCGAGTTAAGTATCGAGTTTAACTTGAAAGAAAACTCGAAAGATTATGTCTGCTAAGCAGTATTACTTATAATCAAAGGGCAGGCTATAATGTTTGCCCTTATTTTAATTATCTGGAGGTTTCTAAAGTGGAAGAATTAAAAAATAAGTTTATAGAAGCAATTAAAAGCATAGATTTTAATAAGCTTAATATCTATGAGCTAAAAACTGTATCAGAAATTTCTGATACAGTAGATAAGATGGCAAAGAAAGATTATACAGAATTGCTTAAAGAGTCTATGGTTTCAATGGGAGTAAAAACTTCAAAAGAAGAGAAACCTAAAACAATAGGAGAAATGAAATAAGGAGGTTTTTATTATGGCTGAATTTTCAAATGTTGCAACACAGACAGTTGCGGTAAATGGAAATGTATTATTTACAGATGCACCAACATCTGTATGTAACAAAGGATATATTTCGCACAGAACAGGAAGCGGATTAATCAACCTCAAAGGTGCTACTAACACTTGCAAGGCAAAGTACAGAGTAGAATTTAATGGAAATATTGCAGTACCGGCAGGTGCTACAGCAGGTCCTATATCCCTTGCGATTGCGATAGAGGGCGAACCAGATTTATCAACACTTGCAATTTCAACACCGGCGGCGGCAGAAGCATTTAACAATGTTTCTATGGCTACAGATGTATGGCTTCCTTGTGGTTGCTGTCAGGCAATCTCTGTTAAGAATACATCTACACAGGCTATCAGTGTTGCTAATGCAAATATCACGATCAACAGAATAGGTTAAGAAAGTGAGGTAAACAACTATGCATATTGAAAGAATACACAAAATGGTTGAGTGCCTTACCGAAAAGACACTATCTGAACTTGATAAGGGCATTGAAAATGTAAATGTTGAGGAAATGTCAGAAGCTGTGGATATGATTAAGGACTTATGTGAAGCAGAGTATAAGGCTGTTATCGTTAAGTCTATGAAGAAAGCTGATGAAGAGGAAGAAGAATACAACAAGGAGCTACTTAGAGCCTTAAAAGACGAATACGGAGAAGAGGGTGGCAGAAGATACTATGATGAATACAGATACAAGACTACCGGTAGATTTGCTCCTAAAGGCAAGGGCAGTTATGTAGGCAGAAGAGGATACGAAGAACCACCTTATTACCATATGTACCCAGAGCGTGATATGGATAGAGAGTATGGCAGAATGTACTATACAGAGCCTACAGCTACACATACACCCGAAAGTGGCTACGACAGGGCAAAGAGAATGTACACAGAGACTAAAGAAATGCACAAAGCTAATACGCCAGAGGATAAGGAGCATAAGATGAAGTCACTTGACAGCTACACTAAGGAACTTGCAAGCGACATTACAGATATGGTTGCCGATATGTCAGCAGAAGAGAAAAACTTGCTTAGAACGAAGTTAAGCACTCTTGTATCTAAGATATGATTTTAAAGGCTATGAGTAGCAATATTCATAGCCTGTTTTGTTTAGGAAAGGAGCATACAGATGATTTTTAGCATTAATGGCACAATGTGGCAAGTGCAATATAAAAATTCAAATTCAAGTGAATTAAGGCGGTCAGACAACACAATCAGCTTAGGTGTAACTGACAGAAACGCGCATACGATATATCTGTCAGACAAACTACAGGGATTTATGCAACGCAAAGTTCTGATACACGAAATCTGCCACGCTGTCTGTATGTCTTATGATATTTATTTGCCGATTGAAACAGAAGAAATATTGTGTGATTTTGTGGCAACATATGGTGATGAAGTATTTGACATTGTTGATATGGTTTTAAGAGCAGTTAGGAGAGTGGGATGATGAGTATTGATGAGCTGTTAAAGATAATTCAAAAGACTAATCCGACTATGACAAAGGAAATATTAATATATGAACTTAGTCAATGCCGGTATTCAAGTAAGGCATTGATTTATACAGAAAGTTGTTGTGTTGACAATAATATTTAAAAATGCTATTATCTAATAGATGTAAACAATTGATAATTAATATATCATTTTACCTTAATAGAACCATAGTGGAAAGTTGCATTGATACATTTTTGTATAGGTGCAACTTATTTTATTTTAGAGGTTTTATTATGAGAGTTGTAAGATTAAAAATGTATCAAGAAATGGCTAGATTCAATAATCCATCAGCGCCAAAAGGTGCAGATTGCTACCCTTTGCCACCATTTAGCACAGTTAATGGGTTTATTCATTCAATGTGTCAATGGAAAATGTATCATAAATTAGATTATTTTGTTACTGGCAAAGGAATTTATAATACTAAGGTGCAAAAAGAATGGCACGGTGGCTATAATTTCAACAAAATTAGCGATGAAATGCTTAAGCGTTGGGATGTTATAACAGATTATGCAGACGGAAGCCATACCGGCTGGGTCAGTGCAGTTAAATATCATTTGATGTTGGTTGATTTATATACAACTATATACATCAAAGCTGATGATAGTGACATAAATGATATATACCATGCGTTACTAAACCCACCGGTATATCCATCATTAGGTGAGTATGGTGATTTATGCAAGATTGAAGCAGTAGATATTGTAGAACTTAAGAAACTTGACAAACCTATATCAGCTCCACTTGCTATGCAATCTTATATTCCTGTTAATAAAGGCAATTTTGTGGGAACTATCTATAGAATTAATAACAAATACGAAATCATTAAGGGTCTTAGGCGATTCCAGAAAGTTTCTTGTTATTTAGTGGATAAAGGACAAGAAGTTGTGAGCAATCTTTTTGATGACGATAAGCCAATTATTTTTATAAACTAATTTAAAACCCACGGAATATAGGTAAAATTTTTCTTTACCCCCGTGGGTTGACTTTTTGTATTCGCAATTTCGATTTTGACAATTTCCAAAATCCGGTTCAGATTTCGTTCAAATCCTACTTAAAAAATTGAAAAAATTTTCTCAAAAATTTTTAATGCGCCGTTTTCAATACCCCCCTACCTTTGTAATCTTATATTCAAGAATCTGTGAAAAACTTTTCCCTAAATCCGACCTCAATTTTGTTCAGATTTGCCCTGAAAAATTGATGAAAAACTTTAATAGATTAAAGTGCATTATATAAACTTGATCGGCTGTGGTTCGTGCTTGTTTTAACTTTGTGGCTTTGTGATTTGCCCTGTACGGCGGTTTTATTGTGTCGGTGTAGGGCTTATAAGCCTACAAAGTAAAACAGCTTTAAAACACTTTTAAATGTATTGTATGAAATGGGTATAATATGCCCTTGCAAGTTGTGGAAGCTGTCGCTAGATCTGGAAGATGTACCAGAACACACGCCGCTTCAACTGGGTACACTTGTACACCTAAAAAGGCGCAAAAGTCCTATATATAAGCATAACATTATTGTATTAATTTTTCAAGGTACGCAAAGAAAAGCATATAAATATATATGCTTAATGCTTGCGGCTGGAATCGAACCCGGAAGAGCCAACCTTGCCTAAATTGCTTTATCTCTGCTAATTTCTGCTGCTATGATTTGTTGCTCTAAAAAATATCTTAAACCACCATCGCCGAAACGCTTTATATAGTATTCTGCAAGCTCCGCAGTCGTGAACCCATCGAGAACGCAACCTACATCGCTATATATGCCGCGGTAAGTGTTTTTTCTCGTCTTGATAGCTTTATCAATCGGATTTGTTGGCTCTTTTCGTTCAACGGCAAATTCTCTTGCTGCTGTTGTTTTTCGTTCTCTAACAATTCCATCTTGTAAACTCTTACAAGATATTGCATAACTCTTTCCTGTCTTGCTCGGCTGAATACTTACAACCTCGCTTTTACTCCCATAATTCCAGACGAGTATATCCCCAATCTTTAAATCTTTTGCGGCTACGCCGTCAAACCTTTGACTTATTCCCTGTAATTTAATTTTTGCCATAAAATCAACCATCCTTTCATTGTGTGCCCTGTCTCATCAGTGCAGGTGGGGCAGTTCCTACAGACCGCCCGAAAGCGGTTTCGACTTAAATAATTTCTAAATATCCCAAGATTTCAATACTATTCGGAATGCAAAAGAACATCACACCAGACGGCTCATATTTTGGAACATAGGAAGCACGATAACTTTTCCCATTGTTGCCAATTGCCAGATATTCCCCGGCTATATGCTTCTTTGCTATTTCCTCAAAACTTATTAAGTCCTCAGTATTTATCTTTCTTTCTGTAACTGTCATATCTGTTCCCTTTCTGGTCTGCCATCATCAGAGCCGGGAGACCATCCCGCGGCTGACGCTCCAAAAATGGAGCGTTTCGGCTAATATCTGCAAGGCTTTTCATAGCGGATGACCGCTACCGTCTCGCCCGTGCTTGCAAGTGTTCCCCAGCCGTTCCACATAGGACCATTCAAGCCTAATAACTTAGGCTGGTTATATAGTTCTTCTCTCTGGCTTTCTGCAAGTCTGCCGTTATTATAGCCATAAACAAGGCTTTCAAACTCTGCCGCCGTCTTGATTTCCGTTGGCATATCGTAAACGCATTTATTACCATTTTCTAATAAACCTATTATCATTTTGCAACCTCCTCAATGTATATTCTTTCTTCTGCTCCTGTCTCGTCATCTTCATAGATGCCGCCTAAATCATCAAGCCAACTTTCAGCTCCTCGGCGGCTGTATGTCTCACCGCCTAATAAAATTTTACCGCTTTCTGTTACAAGTCTGTATTGTTTATCCATGTTTGCGTCCTCACTTTCTTTATTTTGTAGCTTAATAATAACACTGATTATAGTGCTTGTCAACACTAAAATTAGTGAAAAGATAAAAACATTTTTAGTTGCATTTTGAAAATAAAAGTTGTATTATTATATCTATAATATGAAAGGAGATAATATCTATATGTGGAAGTATAAAACCGATATTTTAAAAGAATTATCCAACAGAGGATACACAAGCACTAAAATAAGGAAAGATAAGATATTAAGTCAAGCAACATTACAGAATATTAGACAGGGAAAAGGAATAACAACAGATACTATTAATACGATATGTATTATACTAAGATGTCAGCCATCCGACATTATAGAAATAGTGCCAACCGATGACGAAAAAATAAAATATTTTTAAATGACACTAAAAATAGTGTTGACAATATAACGCTATCGGTATATAATCAAGGTACATTAAAAGAAAGGGCAGCGGAAAGGTTGAAGGTGGACAAGATGAAAACTATTGAATTATTAAACAAAGCTGTTGAACTTGGATTTGACAGAGAAAAGGCACTTGCAGACATAGATGCAAGCCTTGACGAAATAATCGGAGCAGAGAACAGAAAGCCAATCGCAGAAGAAGAAATAAGTGAAGAGTTGGCAAGTGATATTTTATTAGGCTTTGAATGTGAAAAGGAAAACAATTAAGAAAGGTTAAAAGGTGAACGATATGAAAGCATATGCGATTATTGACAAGAACGAAAGGAACGCACAAAGCGAATGCGTTTTGTACACATTCAAGGAATTGAAAGAACTTTTTAAGCCAGAGAAGGAAGAGACGGTCACTAATTGGGAAGAGTGGGAAAAGCTCCAAGATGTAGATGACTTGCAAGCGTACTTGATAAAGTCATATGACGGGATGGCATGCCCATATAGTTTTGAAGCTGTGGAAGTTGAAAGCTTGGAACAGCTCCAGCGAATGAATGAATATTTATATTCCGATGGGTTAAAAGAAGAGTTGTTAAATAATTAATATTAATATTTAGGCGGTGTATATCTGTTATACATCGCTTTTTTAATGCCTATTGATTAATTATATTTATTGTGTTATTATATTGCTAATAATTAAATATAAGATTTACACCCGATAATTAAATAATAGTTATCGGGTTATTTTTATGTTATTAGTATATATCAATAATAAGCTGGATAAGCTCCGGCGGAAAGGGGAATGAATGGAGAAAGTACAGGAAACAGCAGAAACGCCCGAAGTATTCCAGAATGACATAGAGCTGTATTTATCGCAGTTCTGCGAAGAACACAACATCGAAGATATGACCAAAGAGCCACAGAGCCGCTGGAACGCTGCCCTAATGTATATAAATAAATACGTTTTTGGTGATAAAAGTATATTAAAATTAAATAAGAATATTAATAAAAATAATACTAATTGTATCATGAATAGTAATTTTTATATGTATGATTTAGATAAATTAGAGTATATATTATATATATATTATTATTTATGTTCTGTATATGATAAAGAATGTAGTATAATGGGATATAGCTTATTAACTGGTATTAATTACGATACATTAATGGACTGGGGAGCAGATGAAAGGAAACTAAGTACAAAAGGCTTCGACATCGTGCAAAAACTGCGCATTTTTCGTGAAGAGAGTTTGTCAAACAAGCTCGCAACCGGCAATAAAAACCCTGTTGGCATCCTTGCAATACTTAACAGACATTATGCTTGGAATCTTCCAGGCGTGAGCAGAGAAAGTACCGCAAAGGTCATTAAAACAGCCGCAGACCTTCCGCAGCTTGGCACATCTGGAAACGCTCAAGGCTCTAATGTTCGTCAAATTGCACAACAAGAAATCATTGTGCAAGATGTACAAGAAATCCCACAAAGCCAGTAAACAAGCGAATTGTAGCCGTTTGCCTCACGATAACATGATTTCGCTAAAGTTGAGTTTAGCGAAGTGATAAAACAGAACATTTGAGCGACAAAAACGCGATAAAGCCAGTAAATAAGCGGATTGACAGCGATTGCATGATAATTATTCATTGCGCAATGACTCCGCTCTAGCTGATTTCATTGTGCAAAATGTACAAACGCAGGGCGTGGGGGTTATTAGTTTTCAGATTTTCACCCCAACTAAGTCGCTCAAATATTCTCAAAAATAAAAAGGCTTATTATATATATTTATATATACATAACCAACCAATAATAATTTATTAAACTATATACAATAACCATTATATTTATTAATATATAGCTTTGATAATAACTCACATAATATAATCAATAAATCTACTGTACAAATCCTATAGATAGGTGTATAATAAACACAGTTAATTTAATTCTAATGATTTTACAAACACACATCAGATACCGATTACTCAATCGGGCTATTTCCAAAAATTTTTAAAATATAAAAAAGGGGTTAGAAATGCAGGGCAATGAATATCAGGCTTTAGCCATGCGCGCTAACGATAAAAAGTCTACAGATAGGCTTGAGAAAAAGATTGATGATTTAAAGATAGGCAATCGTGGTGAAGATACACCAAGAATTGAGCTAGGTGGTGTTATCAATGCTGCATTAGGTTTATCTGGTGAAGTTGGAGAGCTTAACGATATGCTTAAGAAATGGGTTTTTCACGAAAAGCAGTTAGATATTGAACATTTAAAGCGTGAAATCAGCGATGTATGTTGGTATTTGGCTTTAATGTGCGATTCATTTGAGTTTAATCTTGATGAAATTATGCAGATTAATATTGACAAACTGAAAGTCAGATATCCACAAGGCTTTGATACCTACAAAGCTAATCATAGACAGGCAGGTGATGTTTAATGGGAAATGCTGAAAATAATGGATTTTGCGTTAATTGTATAAACAAATCATTACTATTTAGCGTAGAACCGTGTAAAAGCTGCATTAATAACGGCGGTAAGGGATATAACTTTACTCCACTCAAAGATGTTGCACCTAGCGTCAATGAAAAGCCAGTAAATGACAATGTTAATCATCCGAGCCATTACGCAACCGGTAAATATGAGTGCATAGATGTTATGCTTGAGATATTCGGTATCGAAGCTGTAAAAACATTCTGTTTGCTCAATGCTTTTAAGTACAATTACCGAAGTGGTAGAAAGAATGGCTTAGAGGATATTAAAAAAGCTAAGTGGTACATTGACAAATACATAGAATTGTCAGAATAGTCGTGTCAGTCAATGAAAGTATAATGGTTGCAAAGGATAGTACACTGCGACTTGTGGCAAATGCATACTGGGAATAGCCACTATTGCCCTTTAGTATAATGGCTAATACACAGGGTTTTGATTCCTGTTATATGGGTTCGATTCCCATAAGGGTAGTTTATTTTTCTTTTTATTTGTTTGGCTGTTCATTATTGTGTTTTTGCATTTTACACAGAACAGTCCTCCTTTCATGTACCTCTTTGGATTTTGTTCAGTTAAAAGCGGTGCAAGACCGCTTGAGAGGGTTCGGCATGTATATACATAGCCATGTGAAAATCAACTTATCAAGAAGCACTTCTTATCAAAACACCCCTAATATTTTATTGTTTCTGTTCTTGCTTCTTGATAGCCGTTACAGGCGGTATTTGTAGATATGGTGTAATGGTATCACAAGAGATTGCTAATCTCTCTAACGAACAAAATCGTTATGCAGGTCCGATTCCTGCTATCTGCGCTAAAATCCTTTTTCAAGTCTGCGTGCGTAAGCTGGTAGCAGACTAATACTAGTTAGAATAGGGTTTTGGTTCTGACAACATAGTGTGAGATAGGTTCAATTCCTATTACAGTCGGTGTACCCTTGGAGATGTGGTTCTTCGAGGTGTGAGGTTCGATTCCTTAACTGGGTGGTGAGTATGGTGCAAGTCCATATGTCAGATTAACAGCAAACTAGGTTAGCTACCGAAAAGCACTTCCGCTGTGCCTGTTTGTTGTTTTTATTAATCAAGCGGAGTATGTATCACAGGCATACATAAATAATATCAAGCGGAGGTATTCAATTATGGCAACAATTAGAGTACATAAAACAAAAAATTACACAGTTATGAGTAACACTCATTTAAGAGATAAGAATTTAAGCTTGAAAGCAAAAGGGCTATTGTCTGTAATGCTTTCATTGCCCGATAATTGGGATTATTCAATAGCTGGGTTAGTTGCAATAAGCAAAGAGAATGAAACAGCCGTTAAATCGGCTTTAAATGAATTAAAAGATAATAATTATGTTGTGGTCACTAAAGAGAACCCAACAAAAAGCAATGGTGGAAGAATAAAGTACACTTACGAGGTTTACGAAGAACCACATAAACAGAAAGTAGAAAAACAAGATATAGAAAATCTAGGGGTTGAATGCCAACAGGTAGAAAACCACGGACAATTAAATACTAATGAATTAAGTACTGATGAATTAAATATTAATATACAAAATACTAATGAATTAAATACTAAAAGTAATTCTCTTAACAGAGAACAATGTAATTCTTTTTTACCCAAAGATAAAAAAGTGAAAGAGTTTAAGCCGATAAGCGAATACTCTCAAAGTGATTGGGAAGTTGCCGAGGAAAGAATGATAAGTAGAGCTGGCAAGATAGCTTATGATTGGACTAATGATAAAACGCTCAAAGAAAATGTAGAAGCATTCTTTAAATACTTTTTAGATAAACACGGAGAATGTACTGGAGAATATCACTACCCATTAACAGATAAGGTTTTATCAAGAGTGGTAGATAATTTAACAAAAGAAACCGACATAGAGCGTGACGGATATACAGACACCTATTATGCGGCTATAAGTGATATGGACGATAATACAGACTACAAGATATTAGTTGATGAATATTTCAATACAAAGTTTTCGGCAAAATGCGATTACAGCTTAGTTCATTTTTCTTCTGAAAAGGTTTTGATTAACATTATGAACCACACTTGTAAGAGCAGTTGGTGCGAAAGTAAGGAATTGTAGGAGGTATTCATTATGAGTTCATATAAAGATTTACAGACCAAGATTTTTGAAAGGGATAATTATACTTGCAGATATTGCGGAAAGAACAGCAGAGAACGCCGGGCGTTGGTAATGGCACATATAAGAACAGCTTCAATGTGCGGTGACGATAGAGAAAGTAATTTAATTACATTGTGCAGACATTGTTACAATCACATTTCTAACAATGAGATTAGGGTAAAATTTGAAACAAAAGAAAATGCTGATTATTTTTGGGGATTATACCACGAAAAAGTCAAAGGATATTGTTATTATACAAACTACATCAAAAAGGTATTTACTGAAAATGGTGTGCTTATGACAAGACCGCAGATTGATAAATATGTCAGTATATTTGTTAAAAATGATGATGATTTTAACGCTTTCAAAGCAGAACTTCAAAATACAGGTTATAAGAATATGCCATCTAAAATGCGTAGTGATGTAAGAAAATATAATCATCAAGTTGAAAATCAAAGTAAGGAGTGATTATTATGGCTATGGGAGTACACCCACTAAACAAAGATAAATTCTATGAAGCAATTAATTTGTACATATCGGGGCAGGCTTCACAAGTAAAGGCGGCAAAAGTAGCAGGTTGTAGCGTACCGACATTTAAGAAATACGCTAACAAGATTTATGGCGGCGAGGAATTACCAGATAATTTATGGGGGAAGAATGATGATTAAGAAAATTATTAACTGTTGGATAAGACACAAGACAAAAAACTTAACAAGAATACCATTGTTTATAATGACATTTAACTATCGTAAATATAAAGCAGACGGGGAGAAGGACAGTTGCATGTTTTACACACACCCGGATATTGCCAAAGATGAATTTGTGAAGGACAAATTACAGGAAGTTGTTGACTATATCAGAGATAACTATGATTTGGATATTTTTACGAGGATTTGAGGCGCGATATGAAAGATTGCTCAATTTGTAAATATTGTGATGAAGATTTTGATTTTGATGAAGAAACAGGAGAAGAATATCCGGTTTATGAATGCCAAAAAGGGAATGATACATCACTTGATTGCGAGTGCAAGGATTTTAAGGAATACAAGCCGAGAAAATATAGAGAAAAAGATACAGAGTGCGATAAATGCGAACATCTTGAGATTTGCCTCGATAAGGGCAATGTTATTGATTGTAGGACAGTTTGCGATACAAGAAGTCATTATATAGCTGGCAGAATGGGGTGTGTTAAAAATGAATGATTGCAACTTAACCACCTGCCGATACAACAAAGACAATAAATGCACAAATAATGAAAAGAGAACGGAATGTGTTGAGGTATCTGGAAAAGTAATGGGTATTGATGTTTCTGTTGATGCAGTTAATGAGTACGCAAAATCAATCTTAGGAAGATACCCTAAAGACAATATGGAGTTTTCAAGAGCTTTAGCAATGAAAATCTTAGAGGAAACAAAATCATTAGCAAATAGCACAAAAAAAGGAGTGAGGTTATGTTAATAGTTGCATTGCAAGATGATGTAGATAATCTGTATGCAATATGGAATACGGTTACGGATAGGTTTTTGGGTGTAAACCTCACGAGAGACTGGGCAATGGATGCGATAATACAATACAAGCATTGTTCTATAACAGAAGCTAATTCAAGGCTGGATAATCCACAACCATTTTCTGATGTTGCTAAGGCTATTTGCAATAGCAGTATTAAAAGTAGATTAGATGTGATACGCACAAGATGTCACGAAAGCGCAAGAGACAGTTTTGATAAAGGCAATTATGGAATTTTGCATATAGTTACAGCAGATGAATTGAAATAAATGATTGCTGATTATCAGTGGAAAGGAATATATTATGAAGAAGAAAATTATAGCAATTGTATTAGGATTGACATTGTGTTTAGGAATGACCGGATGTGCGTCATGGGACAGAATGGTAACAGATATGAAAAGTGATGTAAATGGCGGCATGCAGAGAACAATTACTGTATACACGGCAGATGGTAAAGAACTTGCAACATATGAAGGCAAAATTGACCTTAGCACAAACAATGGTGGATATGTTAAGTTTGATTTTAACGGCAAGAGATACATCTACTACAACTGCTTTGTAGAAAGCATTGCAGATATTGATTAAGTGATTTTACCGGCTACAGATTGAATGTAGTCGCTACCCTAGAACAGTTATAGGCAGAGGTCTATAAGCACCTTTGCTGAAAAGTGGAGGTGCTTTTCTTTATGGCTAGTCAGAGCCTTATTTCCACAGTTAATGGATATGAAAATTACATAAAGAGAAATGGAATTGATGAACAAGTAATTAATGCCTATGTAGACGCTTGTAGCGTAGCCATAAATGGCGAGAAAGATATTGAGTATGGACTACAACTTACAGAAAGGGCAAAAGAGCTTATAGAGCGTTTCTGCAAGGACAAGACAGGTGGAACGATATGGGATTTAGAGAAGTATGCGTTTGCAAATAAAACGGAATATGAGCTGATTAATTGGTTTTACGATATTTTGCTAATTGAAGCACAAAACAAGGTTGTTGACAGTTTTTTTAGATACATAGAAAAGAAACGTGAACCTAAAGAAAGATTCTATATGCCAAGAAGAAAACAGTTTATCAAAATAGGCTTAATAGAAGCATTACAAGGCATGATTGATGATAAATATGATATTTTATGTATTTCTCTCCCACCTGGAACAGGAAAAACCACAATCGAAAAGTTTTTCCATTCTGCGGTTATAGGTTGGTACTCAAACGGATATAACCTTTTTTATTCACACAGCGGAGACATTACACGAATGTATTATGATGGAGTATACGATATTGTCACAAACGCTGACGAGTATACATGGGGAGAAGTGTTCCCTGGACTTGAAGTAACAAGTACAAATGCAAAACTTGAACAGTTTAACGTAGGAAAATATAAGCCGTTTCAATCTGTACAATGTACATCCGTCGGCAGTAAAAATGCTGGTAAAGTCAGAGCTAATAAATTTCTGCTAGTTGATGATATGATAGGCGGCATTGAAGAAGCACTAAACCCAACCTATCTTGATAAATTGTGGGATAAATATGCAGTAGATGCACGACAAAGAAAGATACCGGACGAGGATGGAAACCCATGTAAAGAAATACATATTGCTACAAGGTGGAGCGTTAGAGACGTAATAGGACGTATTATACAAGCTTATGAGGGAAACAAACGAGTTAAAGTAATATCCGTGCCTGATGTAGACCCAGTAACAGGAGAAAGTAATTTTGACTTTGAATTTGGTGGCTATACAGTAAAGGATTTTGAAGATATTCAGCTGCTTATGGATGAAATCTCATATCGCTGCCTGTATAAACAAGACCCTATAGAACGTGAGGGCTTATTATTCCCGGACGATAAAATCCGCAGATACCTTAATCTACCACACGGAGAACCGGAAATTATCACAGCGCAATGCGATACTAAGGGCAAAGGAACGGATTACTTTGTACTACCTGTATTGCAGAAACACGGAGAAGATTATTACTGCGTTGATTGCGTATGTGATAACACAGCAGATTATGAAGAACAATACAGAAATGCTGCAGGTGTACTTGTAAATAACAAAGTGCAAGAGTGCGAATTTGAGCGTAACGCCGGTGGAGATAGGGTTGCAATGGAAGTTAATAAGCGCGTTGAGAGTGTAGGCTGGATATGTAATATTACAGATACGCCTACAGAAACAAACAAAGAAGCAAGAATTTTTCAATGTTCTAACTGGATTTTGCAACACATTATTTTTAAAGACTCATCGCTTTACAAACCTAATGAACAATACGGAATAATGATGTCGTTGCTAAAACAGTATTCAGTATCAGGGAAGAAACAGCTTGATGATGTTCCAGATGTATTTTCAAATTTTGCATTGAGAATGACACAGGGTAATAGAGTAGCAAAGGTTGAAGCTGCTATAAATCCATTTAGGAGGTATTAATCTATTATGACAACTAAGGACTATCTGAATCAGATAAGTTATTACAACAAGATAATTGATAATAAATTGATAGAAATAACACAGTATAAAGAATTATCATACAGCATATCAGCGGTTGTTAATGAAGAAAGAGTTATGTCATCATCAGATCCAGACAAAACAGGTTGCGGATATGTCAGACTTGAACAAATGGAAGAAAACCTTGATAAGCTTATAGATAAATACATTGACGTAAAGAACAAAATAATAGAGCAGATAGAGCAGATAAACAACGAAGACTATTACACAGTATTGTTTCTAAGATATGTCAGAAAGTTTACATTTGAAAAAATTGCAAATGAAACAGACTGGTGTTGGCGACAGGTACACAGGATACACGCTAAAGCATTACAAGCCTTTGAAGACAAATATGGAAATGAATATTTATAAAAGATGTCATAGAATGTCACATTGCCGGCGTGGTATAGTATATCTGTAAGAAGTTACAAAGATGTTTCTTCATAAACACATCCTTATCAGAAGCACTGTTGCTTAATTGCGGCGGTGCTTTTGTTATGCAATGAGGTAGAGATATGAATTTTTATATGAATAAAGATAAGTCAATTATGTGCCCAAACTGCCATAAGTTTTTAACTAAGGCAGACAGCAAAGACTTAAGAACGCATAAATTAGCGTGCAAGCATTGTCACAAATGGATATGGTATGTGCCTAACGATGATGATAATTTTCAAATTAAAGAAATACCGGATAGCAGAAGTTCAAGCGGTATGACATTCTATTAGGAGCAAGATATGAACACAATGTATTTTCAAGACCTTGTTAGAGGCTGTTATGGTAGAAAAATTGCATATACGAATGTAGATACAATAACTGCTAACAATGTTGTTAAGGTTATTGGAAGTACTATAGGTGTATTTAATTGGAATAAGCCAGTTATTAAGTATCTGTGGCATTACTACAAGGGCGACCAACCGATATTATATAGACATAAGCTAACTAACGAGGATATTACAAATAAGATCGTAGAAAACCACGCATATGAAATTGTTCAATTCAAAGTAGGACAGACATATGGCGAACCGATTCAGTTTATAAGCCGCAAAGATGATGAAACTATCAATAAAGCTGTCGATACGCTTAATGATTTTATGGCAGATGCCAATAAGCAGGAGAAAGATATTAAAGCTGGGGAGTGGCAATCAGCAACAGGAACATCCTTTAAGGCAGTTCAACCTAAAAATGGAGATGTACCATTTAGAATTGTAGCACCTACACCAATGAACACTTACGTTGTTTACAATGAAAGCACAGAAGAACCTATGCTTGTTGTGCAAGAACTCAAAGACGAGGATGGGAACTGGTATAAAATGGCTTTTTCCGACACTATGTCTTTTAGAATTGTTGACAGCAAAGTAGTTGAAGCAAAACTACATACATATGGCGAAATTCCTATTGTTGAGTTTCCTAATAACCACGAAAGAATATCTGATATTGAGCTTGTTATAGGTATGTTGGATGCTATTAATAATATGCAGTCCAACAGAATGGATAGCATACAGCAGTTTGTTGAATATTGGGTTAAGTTTGTAAATTGTGAAGTTGATGAAGAAACATTTGCAAAAATGAAAATGAACCACGCTCTTACAGTTAAGTCCATCAATAAGGATAATAAGTCGGATGTCGAAATTATGACACAAGAGCTTAATCAGACACAATGTCAAGTTGCTAAGGAAGATTTGTGGGATAACACATTATCTATATTGGCTATACCAAACAAACAGGGCAACACAGGCGGAGATACGCAAGGAGCGGTCGAGTTAAGAAACGGATGGGATTTCTCTAAGACAAGAGCAAAACTGAAAGACCCTATTGTTAAATCGTGTGAAAAGCGATTAGCAGTAGTAATTCTTAATATATTAAGACTTGCAGGAGAAGATTTGAAACTATCAGTTAGAGATTTTGACGTACAGATAAATCACAGCCCACAGGATAATATGTACACTAAAGCACAGACACTTACAGTGTTGCTTCAAAGTGGCATACATCCACTTATAGCAATTAAGACAGTTGGTTTATGGGGAGATGCAGAAAAGACATTCCTTTTATCAAAACCATATCTTGATAATATATACAAGACTATTGATGATGTGGAAGCACAAGAACAAAAAGCACAAGAGATAGTTAATCAACTTAATAATAATCAGCAAAATAAGGCAGTTATCGAATAATCGGTAGCTGCTTTTATTTTATACATTTTGCAGCTATGCGGTAAATAGCAGAAGAACACAGCAGGAGCGACCTGCGGTAACAAAAGCGTGTGTTTAACGGAGGTAATTATGACAAGAGAAGATGTATTAAAACTTTTTCCAGAAGCAACAGATGAACAGATTACAAATCTTCTTAATCAGAACAATTCAGAAGTTGCTACGGAGAAAAACAAGGCAAAGCAGTACAAGGCTAAGGCTGACACAGCAGATGACTTACAGAAGCAGCTTGATGAAATACAGGCTGGCAATCTGACAGAGCTTGAAAAGGCAAATAAAGCCCTAGATACAGCTAATCAGCAGATAGCCGATTTACAGAAATCTAACGCTATCAGAGACCAGAGGGAAGCAGCTATGACTAATTTTAAGATTACTGCTGAACAGGCAAAGACAGTTGTTAAAGATGATGGAAGCCTTGATTACACCGAACTTGGCAAGATTATGTCCGAAAAAGAAATAGCTGCGGCACAGGCTAAGGAACAGGAGATTGCAAAAAATCAGGATATTCCGGGCGGCGGCAGCAATAAAGGCGGTGCAGACAATAAGACAAACGCTGAAAAGATAGCAGAAAGCCTTATATCTAACGCACCTAAGAACAATGACGTTTTATCACATTATATTCAGTAATAACAGGAGGTAAGAAATGGCAAAGGAAATGAATATGCAGTATGAAGAAACTTCATACGCAGGAGACGTTCAGATTTTAAAGAGAGAGCCTAATGAAGCAATCCCATTAACACTTGATTTTGATGGCGTGACAACTAAAAATGCACAGGGTAAGAAGATTGTCAAAGCAGGCACTCCAATCGGAGCAACCGGCAAGGCTGACAATACAGCCACAGTAGTAGGCATTTTAAGGTTCGATGTAACAGAGGACAGACCACAGGGAGTATTGCTTAAAAAAGCATATCTTAATACAAAGGTGGCAGAAACACATTCTGGCATTACATATGAAGAGGCAGTTAAGACAGCTCTTCCAATGATTGTATTTGAATAATAACAGGAGGTAAACAGATGTTAATTAATGAAGTATTAGACAGTAAGTCTATTGCATTATCAGCAACAGAAAACGCTAGTAATCAGATACCTTATCTTGGCTTACAGTGGTTTCCAGAAAGAAAGAAGCAGGGGCTTGATTTAAGCTGGATTAAGACACACAAAGGACTTCCAGTATCACTTGCACCATCTAACTTTGATACAATCCCAACGCTTAGAGCTAGAGAGGGATTAAGCAAGGAAAAAACACAGATGGCATTTTTCCGCGAGGGAATGACAGTTGGCGAAGAGGAAATGCTTGAAATCGAGCGTATTCAGTCTGCGGACGACCCATATCTTGCTAGTGCTTTATCAAGCGTGTATGACGATACAAATAATCTTGTAAGTGGTGCAGAAGTTGTACCAGAGCGAATGAGAATGTCACTTCTTGCGACAAACGCAGGACATCCAGTAATTGCTATCGTGAGTGATGGCGTTCAGTATGCCTATGATTATGACAAAGACGGCTCATACGCAAAAGACCATTACGCAAAGTTAACCGGAACAAGTATGTGGAGTGACACGGCTAATTCAAAGCCACTCACAGACCTTAATAATGCGAGAAAGAAGTTACAGAAGCAGGGCAAGATTGCTAGATATGTGCTGATGAACAGCAATACTTTCCAGTACTTGCTTGATAATGCACAGATAAGGAACTCAATCCTTGCACAGAATCTTACAGCAACTATTGAGGTTGATGATGATACTGTTATTTCAGTAGTACAGAAGAGAACAAAGCTCACTATCGTACTTTACGACAAGATGTACATTGATGATGATGGTAAGGAGCAGTATTTCTATCCAGATAATAAGGTTACACTTCTTCCAGAGGGCAATCTTGGTAATACTTGGTTCGGTACTACACCAGAAGAAAGAACAGCAAGACAAGTGACTGATGTAGATGTTACAACATATGGTATAGGTATTACAGTCGCTACAAAGACAGAGTATGGACCACCTATGAAGATGTCAACATTTGCATCCGAGGTTGTTCTTCCGTCATATGAGAATATGGATAGCACATTCGTATATGAGGTTCATAGCGAAGAGTAGGAGGTGCAACTATGAAATATCCATATATAGTAGTTCACAATGGTAAATGGTATAACGCAGATGAAGAAGTTCCAGAAAACAATAATTCTGGAGCTTCTTTTGATTATAGCAAGACAGCCATTAATCGTATGTCTACATCTGATTTACAGGCTTTTGCCACAGAACAAGGTATAGACAACGCAGAAGAACTTACAGGAGCAGAATTAAAGAAGCTGTTAATTGAGAAATTAGGATTATAGGAGATAGTTATGGAATACACCACATTAGAACAGGTCAAAATCAGACTTAAACAATTTCATATTGATACAGTCACAAATGATGATGAAACAACATCTGATGTGGTAGTGTTCGATAACAAAGAAGATAATCCGATAATCGAACAGCTCATTAAGCAGGCTACAGAAGATGTAAAGGCAAGAAGAAACTACCCCGACAGCTACACAGATGAAATGATAACCGATGATTTGAAGAAATTTGAGAGTGTTATCGTTAATTTGGCTGTCTACGACCATTCACAGGCAGGCGAAGCATTTATGGCAAGCTACAATGAGAATGGTGTCAACAGAACTTGGAGAGACAAAGATAGCTTATTTGTTGGGATATTTCCATTTGCTAAAGTGTTATAGAAGATTGTGCGTTAGCATTTTGCTGATGTCAGCAATATGTTAGCAGGCGGCACACAGTAAGGGTGGTGGGCGGTGTGCCTATTAATAATTACAGGAGATATAAAATGAAAGAATTTTTATTACAGACATATACAATAATATTACCTATCGTATTAGGTTATATTGTCTGGCTCCTTAAACAGCAAAAAAAGGACAAAGACGCCAATAGCAAAGGTACAATGCTACTTTTGCGTGTACAGCTTATCGAATACCACGATAAGTATATGAAACTCGGCGAAATACCATCCTATGCTTATGATAATTTTGTTGAAATGTATAACGCATATCACGCATTGGGCGGGAATGGTATGGTAACCAAAATGTATAACGAAATACAGGAAATTCACTTAAAGAATGGAGGTAAAGACTAATGGATATAACATCAGTATCAACAGTAGTTGCAATCGTTGTTATCACTTATTTGATTGGTTATGCGGCTAAGCAGATACCACAGGTTAAGGACAATTACATTCCTATAATCGTAGGTGTTGCAGGTGCTATCTTAGGCGTTATAGGTATGTATGTAATCCCAAATTATCCAGCTAATGACATTCTTAATGCAATAGCTGTAGGTATCGTGTCGGGGCTGTCAAGCACAGGTGTAAATCAAATTTACAAGCAGGTAAAGAACAATGCTTGACATTAATAAGCAAGCTATGAAGTATTCACTTCAAGGGCAGACAGTAACTATCTATGAAAGAGACGATGACGGCAATATCCTTTATGAGGGATATACCGACACAGAAGGTAACTTCATTCCTTATCTTGATGATGAGGGAAATAAGATACTCAAAGTCCTTGAAGAGAAAACAGGCTTTTCAGAACCAGTTGATTTCAAAGCTAACATATCATTCAGCGGTGGAGAAGCACAGAGTAAAGAATATGGCTTTGATACCGCTGATTTTGACGCTATTTTACTGACAGATAGGAATATGCTGCCTGTTCAAAAAGGCGACCTTATCTGGCTTGATAGCAAGCCTACATACACATCTGATAGCCTTGTCGATGAAACATCGGCAGACTTTACTGTTGTAGGTGTCAAACCAGCCTTAAAGTCAACAAAATATATGCTTAAAGCAGTTGTAAAGTAGGTGGTTTATGGCTAAACATACAATTAATGTATCTTTATCGGAAAGCTCAATACAAGGGGCAATAAGACAGCTACAACAATATAAGCAAACATTACAGTATAAATGCGAATTGCTTGTTGAACGATTAGCAGAATTAGGCGACAAAGCGGCAATTATGAGCGTTAATGAAAGTCCATTAGGTAGGACAGTAACATTGAGAGTTGACAGAAAGCCTATTCAAGATGGCTACCAAGCTATCTTAATTGCTACTGGCAAAACTATTGAGGTAGAAGATAGAGAGCCATTTTACACACTGTTAGCGATTGAATTTGGTGCTGGTATTTACTACAACAGCGGCAACGAAAACCCTAAGGCTAATGATTTTAACTTGGGTGTAGGAACATACCCAGGGCAAATACACGCATTTGAAGATGGCTGGTACTACTTAGGTAATGATAATCAATGGCACTACACACACGGCGTTAAAGCTACAATGCCTATGTATAATGCCACAATGGAAATTATTAATCAGTATAAGCGTATAGCGAAAGAGGTGTTTAGTTAATGGCAAATGCAAACGATTGGGCGATAGACCTTGAAAGCACAGTCACAACACTTGTCAAGGTTAAAACCCTAACACAATTAAAGAAAGCGTACCCCAAGATAGTTATAACAAATGAGGGAGAAAACAGCGGTCAAGCAGTATTCCCAACGGTATACATACATCTGTTGCCAGCGGTAGAGCAAGGACAGACACTTGACGGACAGACAATCAACGCATTGTTAGCAACATTTCAAGTAGATGTTACAACTAACACAAATAAGTCTGATTGCCGCAAAGTTATGGCAATAATTACAAATGTATTTAAGATAATGAGATTTCAAGGCAACGCAATGCCAGAGTTCTCAATCAGCAATAAAGTACATAAGAGTACCGCTAGATTCAGACGAATGATAGCGGCAAATGACAGATTAATGTAACAAAGAGCAGAAATGCTCTTATTTTTTTGCAAATTTTTAGGAGGTAGACAATGGCAGATGCAGTAGCAGGATTAAGTACATTGGGTGTTACTTTCTCTTATGGAGTTGAAACAACAGCAGGCACAAAGCCAACATCATTCAAGTTACTTACAAGAATTAACTCTATTGACGAGATTACAGTAACACCGGAAGCAATAGATGCTTCGGCACTTGAGGATAAGCAGACAAGAAACATTGCAGGCAGAGATACAGTTACAGATACAGTTGCGGTTACAGTCAACAAGACGGACGCAACAATTAAGGAATGGAAAGATGTTATCACAGCTTACAATGAATTGACTGGTGGCAAGAGAATGTGGTTCCAGGAAATCACACCAGGCATTACAGACGCAGAGTTCTTCGTAGCACAGCCACCATCAAAGTTACCAATTACAAGTAAAGAGCAGAACGGACTCCTTACAATGGCTATCAACCTTATTATTGAGGATATGATAGGAACAGATACAGCAGTTGTCCCAACATCGGGGGAATGATGAGCTATTCGACTAAATCTAAAAAGGCTGTGTCGGATAGCGTAGAAAACGCCAAAACAGCCGACTACACATCATATCTTGATGATGTAACAGAATAATTATTTTAAAAGGTAGGTGCGGTGCAAAATCCGCACCTTTCCCTATATGGTGATAGGGTGGGAAAGGGTAAAAATTATGATGAATATTAATGTAAATGGAAAAGAATACAAAGTTGAGTTCTCTTTTGGTGCGGCAGAGTGCAAAGAGATAGTGCAGAAAATGTTTTCTGTTGTTAATGGTTCTTACTTACTTGCACAGACAGATAAAAGTGTTGCACAGGCTTCCTTTGATGGATTAGCAAATATGACAGCGGATATACCGGAGATTTGCATATTAGCTATCTATGCAGGCTGTACTGATAATAATCCAGTCACAATGGATGAAGCAAAGGAACTTACTAGAGCATATATTACAGAGAAGAGAAAGACAGATAAGAGTTACGGATATAGAACATTGTTTGAAGAAATCAAGAAAGCGATGGAAGATGATGGTTTTTTCGAGTTGAGCGGAATAACAGCGATGTTAGAGGAAATGGCGAACAATGTGGAAGAAGCAGCACAGGAACAGAAGATACCGGCAGTAGTTCCACAGGACCACAAGAAAAAGCAGACTTCCACAAAATAATTTGGGAAGAATACTTTGTCTTAGCCAGTTCACTAGGCATTAGTTATTCGGACTTTCTAAAAATGACACCTAAAAAACTATGGGCTGTTGTAGAGGGTAAAAAACTTGAAAGACAACGAATGGATTCAGATATATGGCTTGCGATAGGTAGTTACATACTCCCAGCAATCAAGATAGGTGTTAGAAGTGGTGCTTGGGGTAAAGGCGAACTTGAATACCCAGACAAGCCTATTTATAGAGATATTAACAAAAAAGAGAACAGCAAAGATGAAATACAAAGAAAGAGAGAAGAGTTTGTTTTGAATATGAAAATACGCAAAGTAAACTGGGATTTAGCACACCCTAAAAATGATAAGCTGGAGGTATAAGCGTGGAATTAGACAGTTTAGAAGTTAAAATTACCGGTACTGCCACCAAAGCTATTAATTCTGTTGATAAACTGATAAATCAGCTTACAAGGCTATCTACATCACTTGCGACTGTGAATGGCTCATCGTTAAGTGGTCTTGCAAATGGCGTTAGTCAGTTAGGTTCTGCTATGCAGAATATGAATGCAGGAACAGCAGATTTTACCCGACTTGCTAAGAACATCACAAAAATAAGTTCTGTTGATTCAGCCGCACTTGCTAATACAGCTACATCACTTCAAGCTGTCACAAAAGCAGTTGCAAGCATATCAGCCATACCACAGAACGCAACACAGGTTACAGAATTTGCAAAGTCACTTGGCAAACTAGGCAGTAAGAGTATTGAAAATGCCACAGTGAATATCCCTAAACTGGGTAATGCACTGAATGGCTTAATGACCACATTATCAAGAGCACCTAATGTAAGTAGTAATGTTATTGCCATGACTAACGCATTGGCTAATTTGGCAAGCCAAGGTTCAAAGGTGGGTACTTCTTCTGCTTCACTACAAAAAACGCTGTATAGCGTTTCTACAAGTGCTAGAACAGCAACTAAAAGCAGTTGGAACTTAGCAAGTGCAATAGGTAAGTTTTATGCCACTTATTTTATGGTAATTCGTGGCAGTAAGAAACTTATAGAAGCTATAAAATCAACAACAGATTACATTGAAGCGTTTAACTATCAAGCGGTTGCGTTTGGTAAGATTGGTTCAGAATGGGATAAGGATTACGAAAAGTACGGATATGATAACGCTACGGCATACGCTGAAAGCTTTCAGAACAGAGTAAATGATACTCTTGGAAAGCTGTCCGGACTTAAAGTTAATGTTCAAGGTGGTTTGCTTGAAGAAAGCGGAACAAAAAACTTAGGACTTAACATACAAGAGATAACACAGTACGCTTCACAGTTAGCTTCTGTTACTAACTCATTAGGACAGACAGGCGAAGCGACAACGGCAATAACAAAGTCAATGACAATGCTTGCAGGCGATATAAGCTCACTTTTTAATGTGGACTATTCAACAGTTGCACAGAACTTACAGAGCGGCTTAATCGGTCAATCAAGGGCATTATACAAGTATGGTATTGATATTACTAATGCTACATTAGCGACATATGCTTACAACTTAGGAATATCAAAGTCTGTATCAGAAATGACACAGATGGAAAAACAGCAATTAAGAGTATTGGCTATACTAGACCAATCAAAAGTATCGTGGGGGGATTTAGCAAACACGATTAACAGCCCCTCAAATATGTTACGCCAGTTCAGCAACAATATGAAAGAAGTCGGAATGGTAGCAGGACAGTTATTTATCCCAATTCTTTCAAAGGTTATGCCAGTTGTAAACGGCGTTACTATTGCAATCAAGCGACTTCTAGTAAACCTTGCAAGCCTTATGGGTGTTAAGATTGACTTTGAGAGCTTCGGGCAAAGCGGTTACAAAGATACTTCTGACGGATTGGAAGATATTTCAGACGGATACCAAGATGTGGCTGATTCAGCAAAGAAAGCTACGCTATCCCTTATGGGATTTGATGAAATCAATAAATTACAGGACGATACAAGCTCAAGCAAAGGCTCAAGCGGTGGCGGTGGTAGCACTATTGATTTGACAGATGATATTACTAAGGCGGCGGCTGACTATGAAGCGGCTTGGAATAAAGCATTTGCCAATATGGAAAATTCGGCTATTGCGTGGGCTGATAAGATTGATAAGGCACTTGAACCTGTTAAACAGATTTTTAAAGATTTTGCGGTTGGTGATTTCTTTAAGGCAGGGCAAGATACATCTAACCTTGTGGCAGGAATTTTTAATTGGTTTGCAAAGGCTATAGATGATGTTCCTTGGTATACAATCGGACATAATGTAGGAGAGTATTTAGCTGGACTTAATTGGGTTGAAATATTTTCAAGCCTTGGTAATGTGTTATGGCAAGCCATTAAAGCAGCTATCGAATTATGGAGTGGTTCATTTACGGCAGCACCAATTGAAACGACCTTAATAACGGCTATAGTGGCATTGAAATTTACAGGCTTAGGAAGTGTTTTAAAAAAGAAACTTGTTACAGTAATAGGAACAAGTATTAAAGGTGCTTTAAAATCATTCGGAACAGGCAGCATAATATCAGGAATAGGTGGATTACTTACAACAGATATAGGCACTATTATAGGAGCAGGAACAGCAACAGAAATAGGCTTAACTATAGGTGCTGGAATAGTAGGTGGAATAGTAGCCGCTATTGCTGGATTTAATTTAGGCAATTGGCTCAATGAAAAATTAACAGGCGAGAAAATAGATATGTCAATGTTTGACCAAATAGCGTATCTTATAAAAGCACCATTTGAAGATTTACCTAGCTTTATTGACGGAGTGATAGAAACAATCACATTCGGGCATAAAGATGATATAGCAAATTGGTGGACTACAAGTGTTGCGCCGTGGTTTACTAAGGAAAAATGGGGAGAATTGGGAGACAACATAAAAACATCTTTAAGCGAAAAATGGAACAGTTTTTCAGATTGGTGGAGCAATACAGCTATTGCTAACTGGTGGAATAATAATGTTGCACCGTGGTTTGAAAAAGAAACATGGATTGACGCTGTCGATGGAATGAAATTAGGAATACAAGAAAAATGGGATTCAATCGTTGATTGGTGGAACAGTCTTGCAATTGTTTCTTGGTGGAGCAATGATGTGAAACCGTGGTTTACTAAGGAAAAATGGGAAAATTTGGCTGACGGAATTAAAAAAGGCATTCAAGGGAAGTGGGATGATGTTGTGAATTGGTGGGATAGCAAACCAGCACTTCAACGCATTTCTGTGGCTATCGAAGATTTTAAAACTAAGATACAGAACGCTTGGAACAGCTTTAAGCAGTGGTGGAATGATTTAGGACTTGAATTTCCACACATTGATACACCACACTTTAAAATTGACGGAGAATTTAGTCTTGCACCGCCTAAAGTGCCAAAAGTCAGCATTGATTGGTATGCAAACGGCGGATTCCCAGGCAAAGGACAATTATTTGTCGCAAACGAAGTAGGTCCTGAAATGGTTGGTACTATGGATGGAAGAACGGCGGTAGCTAACCAACAGGAAATTACACAAGGTATTGCTAATGCAGTTTATCCAGCGGTTTACAATGCAGTTGTAGCAGCTATGTCAGAAGCTAACAACAATGTAAATATAACATTACAAGGTGACGCGGATAAGCTATTTACAATGGTACAAGATAAAGCTAACAGCTATACAAATATGACAGGTCAAGCAGCCTTTCCGTATTGATAAGATAAAAGTATTGTGCTATTCTTTTGCTATATATAAAAAGCAAAGGGGTAACACAATATGACAGAAAAGAAAGCAAAGAAAAAAGACAGTAAACTAAGCATAGCGGCGGCAATCACAGCACTATTTATATTCACAATCCCAATAGGTTTTATATTGGCTATTGTGGATTTAATTAAAAGTAAAGGCGACAAGTCACAAAGGCACTTAGGCTCTTACTTTGCAATAGTATCGTTTGTACTATTTCTGATAGTCGCTTTTAGTAACGGAAGTGGTAACAGCAGTAACAATGCCAATGCTACGAAACAAACCATTGCAACACAGCAAGATACAGATATAGCAAGATATGGCGATACAACACTTAAGTACCTTAAACACGAAGTAATTACAGATAGCAATGACAGAGAAGTTCTTGTTGTTTATTTTGACTTTGCAAACAATTCAGAAGATAACACGGCTTTTGCATATAATTATGATGTTACATGCTTTCAAAACGGCAAAGAACTTGACTATCCGTTAGTTAGTTTTGACATTGACGAATACAATAATATTGCAAGAGAATTACAGACAGGTACAAATATTACAGTTGCAAGGATATATATACTAGAAGATAAAAGCAATGTTGATTTAGAAGTAACGCCATTGGGAGATGATAAAAAACTTATAAAATTAACATTAGAATTACAGTAGAGGGAATATGTATGTCAGTGAAAAAAGAACTAAACGAAATGCTAGAAGCAATAGGAGTGAAGAAGAAACAGCAACCACAAATTCAACGCCCACTAAATCCTAACTTTAAAGGAGTGTACAGAGCGACAGAAAACGGATTGATTGAAGTATATTGTCCAAGATGTAGCAGTTGGGACTGTTCTCACACGCAGATTACAACAACTGTACCGCAGAAATCCAAAACAAGATATTCTGTTAATCTAAATCCTTTAAGACCGTTTACATTGGTTAATAAGAAAGAGAAGATTAAGCAACAAGGCGGAACTTATTCACAGCATAGATTTGTATGTAACAGATGTGGGTTGATTTTTTGGTAATATATGGTTTAAATGGAGCGTACCCACTTGTGGGGATGATTTGAGACAGATGTTTCGTGCCAAGCGGTTGACGCGATTGATTTGCAGAAAATGTCATACACACAAGTGTGCATGAATGTTTCGTAAGATTTTCCCAAGAAGTTGGGAATTTTGCAGGAAATTGCAAAACATTTTATAGCTTTCGCCACTTGTGGCGACGATTTCTTGTAAAGCTAGGAGAGTTATCGCAGAAAGTTGCGACGATTTCCCCAAGAAGCTGGGGAAAACAAAATCAGTAGAGCCAAAATCTTAGCTATATTAAATACTTAAAGCAATTAAAAAGGCTGTCAGCCCGACAACTGACAGCCAAAAGTCACAATACCGCTTAAACAAGCAGCACAGATATTATATAACACTAATTGAATTAATGCAATAGAAATATTAAGGAATGTATCAGAAATGGTGCATTCCTTTTTTAATGCCTTGAAAGGGGTGGTTTAATTGATTGACGCAGTTGTGATAGAGGGGGTTAGATTCCCAGTAGCATACAACGGCTACACATACAGCAGAAATAAGATATGGTCTAAGAACACAGGAAGAAACGATTATGGAGAAATGGTTGGCACAATCGTGGATATCAAAGACAAAGTAGAGCTTCAATTACCGCCACTTACAGGAGAACAAGCACTATTGCTTGATAATGTAGTAAGCGACGTAGATAACCCATTCCCAACGGCACAAGTCCTATTTTTAGGTGGTACTCAAAAAGAAATGACAATATACACAGGAGATGTGACATATCCGTATCTCACAAGAGCAAAAAATGAGGACGGATTAATAGTCGGAGCAAAGATAAGTCTGATTCAGAAATAAAGGAGAGTTACACATGAAACTTAAAACAAGTGAGTTAATAGACAGATTCCAGAGCTTAAGCAACATATCACATGACAAGACCACAGGCAGAATTGCTATGGCTATTATGTGCAATATCAAGGCGTTAGAAGAATTATATAAGGCAACATTACAGACCATAGAAGATACTAAGGTTAAGTATGCAGATAAGGACGACAGCGGTAATCCAGTTATCAACGATAATCAGTATCAGATTACATCAGAGAACTTAAAGAAGCTACAGGAAGAATTACAGGAAATCAATGAGCAAGAGATTGAAGTGCCTGACATGACAATGCTTCCTATGGACGCATTCGATAAATGCGAAGAAATTACACCAGTTAAATTATACTCAATTGAGTTTATGATAAGCCATTAATTAATCAATAAAGGCGGTGTAGAATGAAGATATTAGACACAGCTATAACGGAAATTGTTAAGGGGAATAGCACAAGGTACTATTCTAAGTACATTGTCGATAAAAAAGAATATACCAACACGCTTAACAAATTCAATTTCCAAAACATAACAAATCCTAATAACGAAATTACCATAGGTAACACTTGTGCAAGCAGTGTTACCTTTTCTATTTATATGCCACAAGTAAGTCTCGAAAATAAAGAGATTACTATATATGAGGGCGTAAAAGTTAGTAACGAGATTAAGTATATTAAATTAGGAACATTTACAGTCAGTAAGCAGACAAGCAATGGAGAATACACGAGTTACGAAGCCTACGACAAAATGTATAAGGCTGACATGCCGTATTCGTCTGATTTAGTATTTCCTAGCACAGATAAAGCTATCCTCACTGAAATATGCGGTAAGCTAGGCATATCATTAGCAACAAATATAGTTACAGCACACACTGTTAGCGACAAGCCACAAGGTTATACAATGCGTGAAATTATCGGTTATATGGCTATGCTACAAGGCTGCAATGCGGTAATTAATACTGATGGAAACCTTGAATTAAGGTGGTATAAAGATAGCGGATATGTACTTGACGGACATAAGTATTATCAGCAAGGCGTTACCTTTACGACATCTAAGGATTTCATAATACAAAAACTGACTTGTAATAACACAAAATCCGGCGATAAGGAAACTAGCACGATTACCAGTGGTAGCGGTGCAACAGGACTTAGCTTTGTTAACCCATTTATGACGCAGGCAATTCTTGATGAAGTCTATAAAAAGATAGGCGGTTTTACATTTAGACCGCTTACAGTTAAGTTTGTCGGTGACTACCGACTAGAAGTTGGTGACATTATAACTGTCAACAAGGGTGGCGTTGATTACAAAGTGCCTATAATGCAGATTACGCACGAATGTGACGGCGGCTTAATGGATACCGTTACATCTATAGGTCAATCTGACACGGAGAATACAAGCGTTGCTTCTGGACCTATTACTAAGCAGATGGAGCGGTATTATGCCGACTTGATAACCGTTAATAAGGCACTAATTAATAAGTTAGATGTAGATACAGCCAAGATTACCTATGCAACAATAACCAATCTTAATGCAACTAACGCAAGCATTGATAATCTTAAAACAAATAAACTAGATGCAACATATGCAGATATCATCAATGCTAATGTGGAAAGCCTTAAGGCGGCTAATGCAGAGATAATCAAACTTAAAGCTAATTCATTAACAGCAGATATAGCAGATTTAAAATATGCACAAATTGATTTTGCTAATGTCAAAGGTCAAGTAGTAGGAACTTCTCTTATTAAAGACGGAGCAGTAACTAATGAGAAAGTACAAAGCCTATCCGCTAACAAGCTGACAGCAGGTACTATTGACGCAAGCAAGATTACAGTTACTAATCTTAACGCTGATAATATCACAGTAGGCACAATTAACGGAAAACGTATTGGAACAGGTTCGTTATCTTTGGATAAACTGTCAGAAGAAGTACCTACTAAAGAATATTTAGACAAAGTACAAGAAGAATTACAAGGTCAGATTGACGGCAATATTGAGACATTTACTAAGACAGAAATACCTACCCTTAATAATGAGCCAGCTATTAACTGGAAAGATAACGCAACGAAAAACAAGCATATAGGCGATATATGCTATGTTGTCAACCCTGCTTCAAGTGCAGACGGATACTCATACAGATTTGCCAACACCGGCACAGAGCAAGCACCTGTATATGAGTGGGTACTGATTAAGGATAGTGATGTTACTAAGGCATTGCAAGACATTATTAACATCAATGGCGAGATTTCCGGCATTAAAAAGTTTGATGTTGAAATCAGCTCATGGAAAACTAATACAGACAGTGAATTATCAAGCCTTAAGACACGAACAACCAGCCTTGAAACTGATATGGGTAACAAGGTTGATACTACGACATTTAATGAGGTTAAACAGACTGTTGATGAAAATAGTTCTACTATAACCAAAATGTCCGAAACACTTAGCAAAAAAGCTGATAGTAGTACAGTTACTGCATTGAATAATACGGTTAATAGCATTAAACAGACAACAGACATTAACACATCAAGCATATCAAGTCTTACAACTGTAGTTGAGAAAAAAGCTAACCAGGATGAAGTTACAAGCATATCTAATAAGCTGACAACTGTTGAGCAGAATCTAAATGGGCTAAAGGTTGATGTTACAAATCAATACCAATATATTGATAATCAGCTCAATGGTAATCATAAGATATATGAGATTGCACATGTGCCAACTAAAGATAATTACCCAGCTAATGAATGGAGCATACAAGTATATCCAAGTGATGATATGTACCCTAGTGATAGCACATGGGAGTACACAGAAGACGAGTATGAGAAGTATGTTGGAACTATTGCATATTGGAAAGATCAGCAAAGGGCATGGAGATTTATTCGGAAGTCTAATGGAACGCATGATTGGGTTGAAATTAGTGCTACAGAAACAACATATCTTCTTAATCAGAACGCTTCATTAAGAATTGATGTGAGCAATATAAGTACAAGTCTATCTTCTCTTACAACTAATGTTCAGAACAATTACAGTACAACAACGCAGATGAACAATGCTATTACACAAGCTATCACAGCAGAAAGCAACAGCATTAAGTTAGAAGTGTCTGGTACTTATGCAACTAAAAAGAGCCTTGAAAGCTATGCTACAACAGCAAGTCTTGACCTTTATATTAAGAAAGACCCAACGACAGGGGAACTTAAATCCGCAATTGAAGCTATAGCAGACGACATTACACTTAATGCAAGTGGAACAATTAACATTAGTGGTAATAAGTCTGTTAATATTAACGGCGACTTGTTCACATTAACGACAACTAATACCACTATTTCAGCAGATGGAACAATCACATGTAAAAAATTAAATGCTAAAGGTAGCACAATAGGCGGATACACAATTAATGATTATACTTTAGTGGGTGAACAAGTTGGAATAAGTAGTAAAAGCGGATATGCTTGGGCGTTTTGGGCTGGTTCTGATACACCAGAAAATTCTGTGTTTAAGGTAGGACATGATGGTAGCTTGTATGCAAAATCAGCTCATATTACCGGAGGAGATATAGACATTAACACAAGTACATTGAGTACATCTGCAATTAAACTGAATTACAACAGTAGACATGCTAAAATGTCTCCTTACCAAATAAGTTATACATCAGATGAATATGAATCATTTATGGATGCAGACGGCTTCGCAATTTTGGATAAAAGCGGAAATACTATATCTGAATTAAGAGATAAGTCTTTAATGTTAAATCAGGGAAATTGTTATGTGTATGGATATTATTATATAAGTTCTGGCGGTGCATGGGTTGAACTGTCGGAGTGGATTAAGCAAAAATTAGGTATATAAACCCGCACAGCGGTAGAAAGGAAAAACAATATGTTAAGTATAACAAGAACAACAAATTTAAGCGGAACATCTGTGATTAACGGTCAATCAGCTATGACAATGTATGCGGCTATTCCAGAAACTGGTTCATTGACAATTAGTCAGACAATTACTAACAAGGAATTATACCTTGCAAATCAGACACAATGTGATAACGATTATGAGAATTTTAAGGCGGAAGTTAATAAGTTGCTAAAGAATGAACAACAGATTACAAATTCAGACACAACAGCAACAGTATAAATTATCAAAGAGTGTGGGTTTAAGTCCGCACTCTTATTTTTAAGGAGGTAAATATGAGCCTAACCGGTTTTTTTTCGTACAGCCGTGTAAACTGGCAACAATCGCCAAGTAAAAGTACTCCGCTTAGTGCGGCAAACCTAAATGTAATGGACGCAGGCATTAAGAATAACAATGACATGATTAGCAATATTCGTGACGAGATTACACAATTAAACAGCAATATTGACGTTAAAAACTTTTTTTGCAAAAATATTGCAAGTATAAATGGTACTCTTGAAGGTTATGGCTATAATTATTGCTATTATAATAAATCTACCAAAACAGGGATTTTATACTTTGCTTCAAAAATTGAAACACCAGATTCTACATTAAATAATTTTTCTGGTTATTATGATGTGACAACAGTTCTTGAAAACATGGGTATTACTAGCTTTAATAAAATATTGGAAAGCAATTATACTCCTTATGATGCCACAGGCGTAGTTCGAGCAAAGTTGATAGGCTATGGAACAACATTATTATATAGCTCTGCAAGTCAACATTATGCTTTTGCTCGATATTATACAAAAGATGGAGAGAAAGGCGCATGGGCAACAAGCGAATTCCAAAAGGGCGATTATATTACAGGTTCGCTTATATTTAGTTAAGTTTCAGAGGCTGCTTTAGTAATTGCACCGTCGTATTTAATATTATTGCTGTTTAGCCGCGGAATGAGAATAAGACGCAAGGCATTGACAAAAATTACAGAAGAAGATGTAAGGCATTTTTATTGAACATGACAAACTGCAAGAAGCAATTTGCAAGGTTGGCAGTGCCGCATAACATTAACAATATAATATTCGCAATCAAGCACCTTAGTGGAAACACTGGGGTGCTTTTTTGATACACATTTTTCTAGGTTTAGGAGGTAATTTATGAGTAAATTATTCGGAATTGACACATCAAGATGGCAGGGAGATTTTGATTTCAAAGCTGCAAAGGATAATGAGGGCGTGGATTTTGCAATCATCAAGGCAGGCGGTGCTGATGATGGTTTATATGAAGATAGAGAGTTTGAGAACAGCTATAATAAGTTGAAAAGCGCAGGCATCCACAAGGGAGCATATTTCTTCGGTAACGCATTAAGCAATGACGAAGCTGTAAATGAAGCCAGATACTTTGCACAGCTCTTAGCAGGCAAATCATTCTGCTATCCAGTATTCTATGATGTTGAAGCAGGCATGGTTACTGGCAATGACCTTACGGACATTATTATGGCATTCCTTGATGAAATGAGAAACGCAGGATATAAGAATGTGGGCTTATACTCATATGAGAACTGCATTAACAATTATGTAGACATTTCAAGAGTAAAAGAAGCTGGTTATGCCGTTTGGGTAGCAAAGTATTCAGATACAGAACCTAGAATTGCTGTTGATTATGACATATGGCAGTTTGGCGGCGGCGTTAATTATCTTAGAGACACACAGATTAACGGACAGACAGTAGACCAGAACTATTGTTACACTGATTATTGCACAGACCATGTAGTTGAAGACATCACAGTGCCAGACTATGAGCCAGTGCCAGATACTAAGTATCATAAAGGCGATACAGTTAAGGTTATTAACGCTATCCAGTACGATAATGGCGAGCCATTCAACACTTACTATGATGAGTACAGCGTTTTATCAGCCAGTGGCAGAAGAGTTGTTATTGGTGTTGGTGGCGTAACTACTGCTGCTATTGACGAGGATAACATCAACCTTGTTAAGTGTATTTATGACAATGACAATGATATCAACACAGATACAGTAAGTCGTGGTGACGGCAAGAAAGTCAGAGTACTTGATAACATTGATTATGACGGCGTGAGATTTGCGACATATTATGATGAATATGATGTAATTGAAGAAAATGGAGACAGAGTTGTTATAGGTATTGGTACAACAATCACAGCTGCTGTCAATATTGCTAATCTTGAGTTTATTGGCGGCTCAAGTTCTGATGATACACCTACAGATATCCCATTCAGTAAAGATATTGAAGAGGGTAGCACAGTAAGATTTGTCGGAAACACAGATTATGACGGCACAGCTATTAAGGCTTGGTTTGATGAATATACAGTATCAGAAAAAAGCGGAGACAGAGTTGTCCTTGTGCATGACGGAGAATTATTCGCGGCGGTCAATGTAGCCGATTGTGAATTAGTCTAACCTTAACAAAAATACCGGGAGTGCAATGCTCCCGGTAATATCTTAATGAATAAGCACATAGCAAGCATAATACTTACAATTCTCTTTTTCATAGGCAAATCCCCTTTAAATTTAATTTTACTAATCATATCACAATATGCATAATTTGTCGAATATTGTCGAAACTTGCGATATTTTTAAGTTGATTTTTATATTATCAGTATTTATAATAATAATTGTCCGAGAGATTCGGACGAAATCTTCAAGTTTTGGCTAGGTGGCACTGTTTGATTGGCGTTGGCAGTGTCACCGCTGAAAACTGTTAATCTACTGGGGGTAGATTGACATACAAGAACAGATGTTCTATAATAACACCATCGCTACCAGTGTTATATCGTGCAATAAGGGGGATATATGGAGAATGAGGACTATAAACAAAAGATTATCGGATTAATAGAAAAAATAGAAAATACAGGTACATTAGAGTACCTGTATTCATTCATAGAAAACTTCTTGAAGAGGTGGGGGTAAAACCCTACTTCTTTTCTTTTCGAGATAACATAACATCTATCATATCTAATATTGTTTCTTTATCTCTTTGCTCTAACATAGAAAACTTCCAAAGTAAATCAATATCTTTTTCAGCTTCTTTTGAATTATCCTTACGGATTGGTGAAACATCAAATCCCATTAGCCACGCTTCTGACACGTTCAAAGCCATTCCTAAGACAACTAACTTTTCTTGACTAGGTTCAACTTTTCCTGACACATATTGACTAATATCTGACTTATTCATCTTGATATTGTATTTCTTGCAATAAGGCAATGATAAGTTCAAAATATCAACCTGTTTTAACTTACGTTCTTTCATTAGCTGTTCAAGCCTATCTGATGTACTTTCTTTCATTTTGGTTATCCTCCTTTCTGTTGATAATATAGCATTATTTGAACAAAAGTTCAAGACGTAAAACTTAAAAAGTAAAAAATATTGAACTTTTTATTGACACATTGGTTTGATAATGATATTATACAATCAGTTCAAAACATTGAACTTAAAATGTAGAAAGGAGAAAAAATAGAATGGCTTTTAATTACAGTAAGTTAAGAGGTCGCATAATTGAAAAGTATGGAAGTCAGACAGACTTTGCTAAGGCGTTTGGCTGTTCAGACAGGACTTTATCACTTAAAATGACAGGCAAGCGACCTTGGAAACAGGTTGAGATTTTAAAAGCAATTAAATTATTAGATTTATCAGAAGATGATATACAGGATTATTTTTTTGCTTTAGAAGTTCAAAACATTTAACTTTTAGAAAGGAGTAACGAGTGGAAAGAGAACTGAAAGAATTAATCCAGATTGAAAAGAAAAGAAATTCCTTGCTTGAAGAAATCAACCGGTCATTGAAGAAACTTGCAAGCAAGGAAGATAAAGAGTATCAGGGTGAAGTTGGCAAATCAGCTTTTAATCTTGATTAAGCCAGTTATGATTTTTACAATCTCACCTCTTTTCCCAATAGAATAAGAGGATTATAGCACAAAGTACAAACAGATTAGAATTTTTGATATTGATGCAATAGAAAAGTGATGGTAGCGGCAAATAGTTACAAACTTTTATTCAAACATCATTAGTTCTTTTTGACAGGGATAGCGCCCTGTTCGTATCAAGTGTGAATTACCTACCGATTGGCAGTTTTGTCTTTAGCATATTTATTTAATTCTATTGATATAGAAATAAGAGTATACAGGGTACAGAAGTCTAAACCACAGAAGTATGAGCCGACCACTGATATACACAATGCTATGACAGTATCCATACAATCTCCTTTCGGAAAGTGTCTACCATCACTTCTCTATTGTATCAATAAATATAAAGTTCTACAAGTTACAGCAGATAGGAATGAGCAGAATTGCTCAAATGCGCCTTAAAAGGAATATATCACACATTATTTAGAAAGGAATGTTTATGGAGTTACAGATTTTTAGCAATTCAGAGTTTGGAGAAATCCGAACTATTACTAAAGATAATGAACCTATGTTTTGCTTGGCTGATGTATGCAAGGCATTGGAAATATCAAATGTAGGAAATGTTAAGCAGAGGTTATCTGAAAAGGGTATCCATACTGCGGACACCCTTACAAAGGGTGGAATGCAGAAAATGACATTTATTAGTGAAGCTAATCTTTACAAGACAATCTTTCAGAGCCGTAAAGAAAGTGCGGAAAGATTTACAGATTGGGTTACATCAGAAGTTCTTCCGTCAATCAGAAAAACAGGAAGTTACAGTAAGCCTTTGACAACATCTGAACAGATTAGATTATTAGCACAGGGCAACACAGAACTCACAGAGAGAGTTGATAAGGTTGAAGATAAGATAATCAGTATCGAAGAAGAGACTCCGCTTTACGGCTGTGAGATTGAAGAAGTGCAGAAACATGTTAGAAAGAAAGGAATTGAAGTACTTGGCGGAAAGGACAGCAATGCGTACAAAGACGGTGGTATTCGCGGTTCAGTATATTCTGATATATACAAGCAGTTAAAACGCGAATTCGGGTGCGTGGCGACATACAAGAGTATCAAAAGAAAATACTTGGCTGATGTACATGAATTCATTGACACCTATTTGTTGCCAATAGCACTTGCTGAAGTGGTACATGATACAAACATGTAGGAGAAGATATGAAAGAAAAGATAATTAACATATTCGCAACACTGGCAGGAATCTAAGAAAGTGCAGAACATGTACTTTTACTACAAGTAAGGAGTGTTTATGGAAGAAAGGATAAGAGAAGAGATGCTCAACTTGGGTATTCTATCCAATAAAAGAGGTTACATCTACATAATCGAAGCTGTTAAACGCTTTGGAAATTTCACATCAATGGAAAATATTTACAACAGTATTGCTAAGGCAATGAATAGATCGCCAGCATCTATTGAAACGTCAATTAGAACAGCAATTAAATCAGCTAACCATGATTTATCAGCATGGAAGAATTATGACTGCCTCACAACAAGAGGGGTTATAACAACGATGTATTACAGATGTAAGGAGAATGCCAATGAGTAACATAAAAAGAATTATTAAGCTGAACAGAAACAGACAGAGAGCGTTAAAAGAAAGAAACTTTGGAAAGTTCGCAAGATTCAGTTGCAAGCTACACGCAATTGAAGCCTATGACAAAGTACCAGTTGGAAGTTATGTATTTAAGTAAGGAGAAAAAAGATGGAAAATGCAGTTAATAACAATAATATCACATTAATAGGAGTAGTCGAGAAAGAAGCAGAATACTCACATGAAGTATTTGGTGAGGGATACTACATATTTATGCTCAAGTGTTTAAGAACAAGTGGCAACGAAGATGTGTTACCAGTGATAATATCAGATAGACTTACTGATATTAGAGAAATCAAAGTAGGACAGGCTGTCGCGGTTTTAGGACAGATAAGAAGCTTCAATAAGCATACTGACAATATGAAGAGCAAGCTGATTCTAACAGTTTTCGCAAGAGAATTTGAAGCGCTGACACAGGATTCAGAAGAATTACCATTTGAAGATAATACCAATATGGTTACACTTGACGCTTATATCTGTAAGCCGCCTATATACAGATGTACTCCAAAGGGCAGAGAGATTGCAGATATTTTAGTAGCAGTAAACAGACCATATGGCAAGTCAGATTACATACCATGTATAGCATGGGGAAGGAATGCAAGATTTGCAGGCGGACTTGAAACAGGGGAGCATATCCAGATTCAGGGTAGATTCCAGAGCCGTGAATACGCTAAGAAGATAAGCGACAATGAAGTTGAAACAAGAACCGCTTATGAAGTATCGGTAAGCAAGATTGATCATACAGAGGAGGGCGAAGTTGATGTGTAGTGATATTACAGTTAGAGAGTTAGCGGGTATGGCTCTTGATGAAGATATGATGTGTCAGATATGGTCAGCGTTGCGTGGAACAGTTTTTAACGGTTCGTTTGAAGAAGCTAAGAGTTCAGAGTATGCAGACATAATAGTTGATAACTTCCAGATTGAAGATGGTGTATTTGTTATGAATATTTAATAAGGAAAGGGTATTGTTTATGAAAATGTTTTTAAAAAGAGCGGTTTTAGAGAATTTTATGTGTTACGCAAGCAGAACAGTTGATTTTTACGACATAACAAAGATTATGGCTGAGAATGGCGTAGGTAAATCAACAATAGCCACGGCATATTTGTGGTGCTTGTTTAACTGTGATTATGAGTTAAAGGATAACCCGGTAGTCAGAAGAGAAGTTGGCGGAAAATCAGTTGATGATATGGACACAAGTGTTGAACTTGTACTTGATGTTGACGGAAAAGAAATCACTATGAAGAAAGTGCAGAAGCGTACTTACAGTAAGGACGGCAGTTCATACAAGGACGATAACAAGTATTTTGTCAATGATGTGCCTAAGACTTTAAAGGACTTCAACGCATATCTTGATGTAGATATGAATGTATTTAAGATGTGCAGTAACATTAACGCATTTCTTAATCAGAAGCCTGCTGAAATGAGAGAATACTTATTTAGTCTTGTTGAGAATGTGACAGACCTTGATATAGCACGTTCTAAGGCTGAATTAGCAGAGTTAGCACCACTGTTAGAGAAATACACAACGGAAGAACTAACTGCTATGAACAAGGCTACAAAGACTAAAATTACTAAAGATTTACCTATTCTTGATGGACAGATTAAGGAAAAAGAAAGAGATATTCAGATTAAGCAGGACATTAATACATCTGACCTTGAATTGCAGAAGAACAGCATTAAAGAACAGATTGCTGATTGCGTGGCAAAACAGACTGATAACGACAAGCTGTTAGCTGAATACGATAAGGCTAGTGCAGATATTCTTGATTTGAAATTCAAACAGGGAGATTTATCACGCAAGGCTAACGAGGAAAATATCAAGGTTAGGAGAGATATTGAGGATAAGATTGCCGACAAGAAGTTTCTTGTTAAACAGACAGAAAAGACTATTGCCGATACCGAAAGCTGTATTGCCAGTTCAGAAAAGACCATTGAGAGCATTAAGGCTTACTTACAGACAGAGCGCGATAAGTGGAAAGAAGAAAATGAGCGTAAGTTTGATGATTCAAGCCTTATCTGTCCTTATTGCGGTAATGAATATAAGGAAGATAAGAAAGAACAGTTAAAGGCTGATTTTGCAAAGCATAAGGCTGATAACTTAAAGACAATTACTGACAATGGCAATATGTACAAGGAAAGACTTGATAAGGAAAAAACTACGCTTGAAAGCCTTAAAGCAGGGTTGCCAAAGCACAAGGAAAGCCTTGAAATGCTGAATACTGCCATTGCAGACCTTGAAAAGCAGTTATCCGAACTTCCACAGAAAATTGATGTGACGGCCACAGAAGAGTACAAGGCACTTGAACAGCAGATAGCTGAAAAGGAACAGGCTATGCACAAGGCTAATGACATTTCAAGTATCAAGGCTGAATTAAAGGCACGGGAAAATGGTTTAAGGCAGCAGTTGTCAGAGTGTGAGCGAAAGATAGCTGAAAGCAACACAGAGAAAGACGAACAGCGACTTGAAGAATTGAGGACAGAACAGCGTACACAGGAACAGAATAAGACCAATGCTGAAAAAATCCTTGATTTACTTGATGAACTGGACAAGGCAAAGAACGAAACATTATCTGACAGCATTAACAGTCATTTCTCATTAGTTAAGTGGAAGTTGTTTGAACTGAATAAGTCGGGAGGTTACAAGTCAGTTTGCATACCTACAGTTAATGGAAAGTCAATTCTTACCACTATGAGCAATAAGGGCAATAGGATTTTAGGCAGGGTTGATATTTGTAATTCTATTCAGAAGATTAGCGGTATATCAGTACCTATTATCTTAGATGATAGTGAGAGCCTTGACAGCACTAATCAGAAGAAAGTTGCTGAAATGGTCGATAGCCAGTTGATTATGCTGATTGTCAATGATAGCGAGAAATTAGAGATTGTGGAGGGATAATATGCAATGTGAAGACGCATATGTACTTACAGTAAACGACGAAGAAGCGGAAGTTATCAAGCAGTTTGTATCGGCAATGGAGAGAGTTTCTATTGGCATAGACAATGATGATGTTTGGGATATCATGGAAACCATCGCAAACAAACGGACTTCTGGTAGCGTAACAGGCATAATGATTATGTATGAAGAAAGCGAGGAATAATTATGGCATATAAAGCATTTAACCCAGATTTTACTTGCAAAGGTAAACACTACAAAGAAAACACAACATACGAAGAAAACGGAAATGAGATATGTGAAGCTGGTGTTATGCATTATTGTGAAAATCCATTTGATGTACTGGACTATTACCCTCTTGTAAACGAGAATGGTGAGATTTCAGAATTTGCAGAAGTTGAGCCGCTGGGAAAAGTTTTTAAAAGAGAAAACAAGAGTGCAACTAATAAGCTTCACATTAAAGCCAAGTTGGGCTTAAAAGGTTTTATTAAGGCTTGCGTAGATTTTACTCTGGAGAAAACGAAGATTGAGGAAATTGAAGATGGCATAGAAAATGACAATGGCAATAATTCCGCACAGATAGGTTCAAGCGGAAATTCCGCAAAGATAGGTTCAAGCGGAAATTACGCACAGATAGGTTCAAGCGGAGATTGCGCAAAGATAGGTTCAAGCGGAAATTACGCAAAGATAGGTTCAAGCGGAAATTACGCAAAGATAGGTTCAAGCGGAAATTACGCACAGATAGGTTCAAGCGGAAATTACGCACAGATAGGTTCAAGCGGAGATTGCGCAAAGATAGGTTCAAGCGGAAATTACGCAAAGATAGGTTCAAGCGGAAATTACGCACAGATAGGTTCAAGCGGAGATTGCGCAAAGATAGGTTCAAGCGGAAATTACGCAAAGATAGGTTCAAGCGGAAATTACGCAAAGATAGGTTCAAGTGGAGATTCCGCAAAGATAGGTTCAAGTGGAGATTCCGCACAGATAGGTTCAAGCGGAGATTGCGCAAAGATAGGTTCAAGCGGAAATTAC